CCTGCTGGAAGACCACTGGTATTTCTCATAAATGATTTCTTTGTCTCATTGACTCTATTATCAAATTCAGATATTCTATCAGTATTGACAGGCTCCTGGCCTTTCATAAGTCTGAAGGTATCTTCTAATGTTGCCATTATTCCTGCTCCGTCTTTTCTCCAATGTGTTTGAACCAATCTTTTCCATGCTTTTTCTTTAACTCTGCAATGATTTCATTAAGTGCAATACCAACCTCTTCATCTGTTACTTCTATTTCATTATCTTCTTCTTCACCATAGATTTCTTGTAGATGTTTTTTTGCCATTTTATTCACTCCTTGTCTCGTTTTCTTTATCGAGTATTTTTGTAATCTTCTTTCGGTAATTATCACCCCAAAGTTCTTGCCTGAGTTCTTCTTCTTTTTGCAATTGAAGTTGTCCTTGTGCCAATTGTTCTACAATGGTATGTGATTCCCCGGCATCATCAAACCAACTGGCAGCATAATATCCAGCAGTTACAACGGATGCAATGGTCGCAATGGCAGCCAAAGCTTTCAGCGGTTCAAATTCAAATTCAACTTTTCTTTTTTCCATACTACTACTCCCGAGTTACCTGAATAATCTTTTTAATCTGTCTTTCAATGACCTCTTTTCTGTTGGGCCAGTATATGTACTTCTGTTCCAATGATTCTGGTTTGATTAAATTGACAAGCAATGGAAGTATCAATTTTTCCACATCCGATAGCTTTTCGTTTACGATAGCTTTTTGATTATCAATGGATTCCTGAAGCCTTCTTTCAATCTCTGCTTTCCTTGCTTCTGGATCTCCCATAATCTCAATAATCTTATCAATCTTATCTACTGTCTCTGGTGCAATGTTTGCGGGTTCTCCTGTAACACCTGCACTCGACACAACAGTATCAGGAACCTCGGCAACCTTTTCCAAGATTTTATCTAACTTACCTTCTATATTTAATTCATCAAAATCAAGCAATGCTTTAATACCAGACAACGTGCTTTGAATTTGGTCTACCCTCACACCAAGATCGCCAATACCTTCAACTTGTGAAGAAATAGTTTCTACAGTTTCAGTAGATATTGTTGCTTCTGGATTTTCATCAACAAAAGTAATTCCTAAATCTAGGTCATAATCATCTAGTTGAAACCCTTTTAGAAAATCTAATGTATCTTCTGCCATTTTAGTCTTCTTCCTTTTCTCTGAGCCGTGGCTCTCTTCTATTGTAATGCTGTGTTACAACAGAAAGGTTGGTGTGGTCATTATTCAAGGGGTCATTATCCTTATGATGAACATCCTTCCCCTCAAGGTCTTCTTCTTTTACTTTCTTTGATACAATTCTACGCGCAGAATTTCTTGCAGATCTTCGGGCAATCTGATCCGGGCGAGAATGATAATTTGCATATTCTCGTTTGTAATCTCTTTCTTCTAGTTCTGCACTCAAATCTTTAAATGTTTTCATTTCTTTTTAATCCCATTCTGAGTTTGCAATCTGTGTCTCTACAATTGTCTTGGTATATGTATAATTTCCAGAAGTAAAATCATCTTTCCATGTGGTATCTGGATTGGATGGCCATCCATCATCAATCCACGTTGGTTCAAATGTACGCATTCGTGTCTTGCCTGTTTCAGAAACAATTTGATCCATTACATTATCATCATCTACACGAAACAAAGAAATACAATAGCTCCTTGTATCTCCTGTTCCTGTCATGGACAACTGTTCGTTTGGCTGCACTCGGTGTTCGCACACTCCTTCCAAAACATTACCGTTAACTGTCACAGAGCCTTCAAGAAGAACAATAGAATAGTCTTCGTCAATTGACCAGTCATAATTGATTGTTTCTCCTGGGTCAACCATATTCATGATTGCCAAGGTCTGTGAATTAAATACCAATCTCGCATATGCCATATTATCTTCTTCCCTCTTTATTTATATAATTACACACTTATTCAAAAACAACTTCATCAGACACTTCATCATCGAGCACATCATCGAGTTCTTCATATGTATTTGGGTTCATTTGTTTTTGCATATTGGCAGTCCCAAGTTCCAAATAAGATTCTCTGTCTATGTTTTCAACATCCACATCATTCAAATAATTCAATTCTGGTGAAGAATAATCATTTATTTTTGGAATAAATGTAATCATCACCATAGGTTCTGTAGATACTGCGCCTCGAAACCAATCCCCCGGCTTTGAAAATGCCCATAATGGTGAACTCGTATTTCCTCGTAGTGTCCAGTTATCAGAAAGATTTTCTTTGGTGAAATGGTTCAATGAACCTTCTGCATAAAAAACAGTCATTATTTCATCTAGCTGCACTTTACTTTCAGATAAACCACAAGCAAGGTCAGTATTACCCGAAGTTACCTCAATAACATGAATTAAATGGTCTTGTGTTGAAATTGTTTTTAGCTTTCTCATGATGAAAGCCCTCCAAGAACTGCTGCATCTAAATCAGACAAAGTAAATACTGTATTTCCCGATGAACCATAATCCAATTCCACATGGTCTTCTACACCATTATCTGTTGTTGGATTTAAATAGGAAGAACTAGCACGCAATGAAGTTAAAGTAGATGTGGTTGGAAACAATTCATTCATTGACACATCATCGTCCAAAAGAAATGGACAAATAAAAATAGTCTGTTCTGTTGCAGACACAGTTAAACTTTCGCCTGGAGGAATTCGATGCAGACCAATTGCCACACAGACATGAGGCATATTAGAAGAAGATAAAATAAGATTTGACTTTCCCTTTGCAGTAACCATAGTATATGATTTAGACAATGACCAATCATATTGAATTTGTTCTCCTGCTTCTAACATATTCGTCAGGTACAGACTATATTCGTCTTTTGTCACATAGACACTTGACATAATATTTTCTATTCTCCTGTAAACAAAACTGGTGAAGGATGTCCTGTCACTACAACATCATTTTCAGTATTTGCAAGTCTGATATCTTTTATCCTTAACTTGGCATCTTGTATTATATAGTTTGTATCAAAAGCTCCATTCTCATCAAGCTGTAATCCAATATTTTTTTTATCAATAACAGTCACATCATTATCTTTAATAGTCACAACACAGGTTTGAGCTACTAAATCAGTATCGTGTATTTTAATTGAAATACTCATATAATTTCCTTTTATTTACCAAGTTCCATCACTTCCTTGAACAGTAACTTGATTGTTTCCTGTATCATGAGAATTGTTTAAGGTAAAAGTTCCTCCATTTGAAATACCAAAACGTTCATTATCAAATATTTTTCCACCAACACCCCCTGATGCTCCAGATATTCCAGAAGCACCTCCACTTCCGGCACCTCCACTAGACCCTGCTTGGCCTCCAACCGCAGTTCCTGAAGTTTTTCCTCCACCTGTTCCTCCGGCACCACCACCGCCGCCGCCGCCACCGCCGCCACCATAAAGATAGCCGCTAGTATTGTCTCCATCATTATTATTATTAATAATAAACACTGGAGTATCTGCAAATACAGTTGAATCTTCTCTATACCGAGCAGGATTCCAATTTACAAATACGGGACCACCTTGATGCCCAGCAGTAGGTTGTACAGTAGAGCCTTGTGAACCCGATGTCATGCCTACTTTTTGAGCACCACCAGAACCTCCGGTATGTGGAAAAGAACCAGCACTCCCAGGATTACCATTATTATAAACCGTGCCGCCGCCGCCAGCCGTCAATCCTGCGCCACCACCCCCACCGCCACCGGCAAACCATCCAGTTTTCACATCAAAACCACCAGAACCCGTTCCGCCAGCCCCGCCGCCACCATGACAATTTCCAGTATTATTAATGGTTATAATTGCACCAGCACAGGCAGTTTTTGAAAAAGTTGTAAACCAAGGTTTATTATCAAGGTCAACTATATCTCCCCCAGAATAATTTCCTGAAAACCCAAAGTTTAAACATGGATTTCTGAGAGTAAAGAATGTCACATTAGAACCAAGAACTACTCCTTTTGGAATATTAATTGTAATGTCTAAATTTGCCGTAATGACTGGCATAAAATATAAACCAGTTGTTGTATTTTGTACTGGAGATGTTGAAGTTCTAAAAGATGAAAATGGATCACCCAAAGGCCCAACCGAAGATTGATCAGATTCATGGTCAACCCAACTTGAAGGAAAATCAATTATATAATATTTTCCATCATTATTAAGACTTCCAATAGTTCCATTTTCAGATGAAGATAAAAGTGAATGGTCACGAACATCAAGCGTAATTGAAAATCTTGTTGGAGTAGGAACTATTTTTTTTCGTGTTTCAGTTCTGTACCAGGGAGTTCTAGGTCTTCTTGTTGTCACAGGAATTAACGAAAGAGACATAAAAAATTATCCCAAAGCAATGTCAGTTCTTATTGGAAGAGGAATATGTGTAAGAACTCTATCAGAAAGAACCATTCCATGATAAATACTGGTTACAGCAGAATCATTATTAAAAGATAATTCGAGCATAATTGGGTCGGCATTAGATCCCCATGTTTCAGTAGTTGATGCTCCCGGCACCAATGTTGAACCCTGCATATCATAAACCAAAATAGTAGTATGCCCACGAACAATTGTTGAGCCATTCATATGTACTTCGTTTGACGTTGAAGCAACTGGTTGATGACCAAGCCCGCCATTAAAAGAATCCAATGGACCGTAATCATCAGTCCCGCCTGATCCAGCATACCACCATAAATGATTATTTTTTTTAACAGTCCCCTGTGCTGTTCCTGGCCCAGTAAAACTTATGACAATGTGCAGATATCTTCCTCGGTTGGTATCAACTTCATTTAATAGCCCAGAAGTTTTTGAAGAATTTGCTTCCCAAAATCGAAAAACTGCATCACTACTTCCCTGATTTAAGGACACTCCGGTTGAAACGTTTCCTAGAGTGATATTTGACGGGTTTTTGAGTGGGTTATCTCCACCGAGAGTTATCGTTTCACCAACTGCATTATGTGCCCATATATATGGACCCATCACGCCCTTTGCATTAAATGATTGTGCAACAGAAGGAAGACCCAAACCTGATGAAAGTTTCATATGTGAACTCCTTTAGGTGTTAAAAGAGTCCTACAATGAATGTTGCAGTGGTGTTCTGGGAAATATCACCATCTGTACTATTCGTATCAAAAACCCCATCCACACGAATAGGAAGAACTGTTCCTGCACCAACATTATAGAAAAACGCATTGGCTTGTTGATACATTGTGTTTCCTGCTGCCATGCGACAGAAAACATTTCCAGACCCGCCAATATATAAACTACGAACAGTTGTCGGAAGTAATCCTTGACTTGGAGTAATTGGAAAAGCCGATGAAGCAGGACTGTCTAGCTCCTCTCTTCGCTCATTGAATGCATCATTTGGTGTTGTAGTCCAATCATGCTTTGGAGGATAAGTTGCATCTACATCTCCGATATTTTTTGCCATTTCATCTCCTTAAAAGATATCTTGTTATCATCATTATAAGCTTTGGCTGGTGTGGAACAAGTTAAAACCATTAAAGATATAATACAACCGCCAATTATATATTTCATATTTATCACCCTTTTATTTTTTTATTTGACACCATTACTTTATATGTTTTATGTGCAAGAGGAAAAATTTCTGGTTTTGCTTTTTTCTGCAATTCTCTTTCCTTGGCAATTACAGAAGATGCTTTGTTTAAAATGTTTTTTGTATTTTCTATTCCTTTTACATTTCCATCAATAGGAAAGTCGATACCTTTTGGCGAATCACCAGTAATCCAATCACCTCTTGGATCATCCTTTGGAGGAACTTGTGTGGGATAATCTGGTAGCATGAACTCATAATTTTCGTTCAAATACTTTTTAAATGATATTACCATTTTTTTTATTAATCCTTTGCTGCATCTACTTTAATTCCTGCAACTGCTAATTTTCCACGAGCCTTACGGAGCTTTTCACCTGCTGCTATTTTTGCTTGTGGTGTTCCTGCTGCTCTTAAACCAAGTCTTGCCACTGAAATGTCACTCTTTGCCCGAACCAATTCTTCCTTTTTCTTTGAAACCTCAATTGCATCATTTTCTCGTTTTTTAATACGATCTTTTCGGGCAGTTTGTCTTGCATCAAAAGAAGAACTATCTTCTTGTTCATCAAGATTTTCGGTCATTTCTTCTGTTAATTCGGGGACCAACATTTCAATGATATTAAAGAGAATGTCATTAATTTCAAAAAGATCTTCATTCCTCTCTTCTTCTGAAATATTCAACAAGTTCTCAAGATTTTTCATCTCCTGCTGAAGATCAACATATCTTTCTGCAAGAACATCCTGTCGAATAGACTCGCGCATTTGTTGGTCTGCCGTATAAAATGCATTTACTTTTGCGCCTGAAAACTTCATGACCTTTTCTCCTTGGTTGTGACTATACAACCTCTTTATTATTTAGCAAAATTAATCATTCCATATATCTGTCTGCAAGACCCTCATCAATCAAGACCTTGTTCAAAGATTTGGAATCTGGGTCAGTAAACACCTCAACAAGAATTCTTCCATACTTTCCTCTTTTGACAGATTTATATGTTTTAATTATACATTTATTATTATTATGTTCGAGTAATTCAATCAGTCGATCTCTTGCCACAATTCCGGCATCCTTTTCTTCTCCACGAACTTCTGGAGCATCAATTCCGAGTAAACGAATGGACTGATTTCTCAACCAAACACCAAATCCAAGGTCTATATCAACGCGAATTGTGTCTCCATCATATACGCTTATTACATCGGCATTATATTCATGCATATTGATATTCCTCCAATAATATTATTTATATAAATACTTCATATAAATAGGAGACAATTATGAGTTTCTTTGATTCAGGAATTGTTGACGCAATCGTAAAATCAATTGATACGCTTGGGGTTCGACAAGCCAATGCAATCATTGAAGGATTTGAACGAGCAGCCCATATCATTGCAGATAGACTTGAGGAAATAGAAAAGGGTAAAAAATGAAATCATTTAGACAACATATAACAGAAGCAGACTCAAGGTATATTGTCGAAAAGAACCCACATAATAAACTGTGGTATGTAATGGGTCATGTAGGAAGTAATAAATGGATGCCGGTTTCCGATGGATTCAAGAGCAAAGCTCAGGCACAAAAATGGGCCAAGAGTCAGACAAATGTTGATTCTGCTGCCCGCAAAGAAGTTGGAGGAATATAATGAAATCGTTTAAAGATTATCATAACATAAATGAAGGCATCAACGACCCTGCAATTTTTAAGGCAGTCTTCATGGCTGGTGGTCCCGGTTCAGGGAAGTCTTTCATCGCAGGAAAGACGGCACTCACTGCTCTTGGGTTGAAACTAATTAACTCTGATGATATCTTTGAATACACACTCTCCAAAGCGGGTTTGAAAACAACACCAGAAGATATTTTTTCTGAAAAGGGTCAATCAATTCGCGGATCAGCAAAAGCTCTTACTGCAAAAAAACAAGAGATTGCATTAAACGGAAGACTTGGACTCATTATTGATGGAACTGGAAAGGACTATGAAAAGATAAGAAAACAAAAAGTTGCACTTAATTATCTTGGATATGATACCATGATGCTCTTTGTTAATACAGATGTAGAGACTGCACTGAAAAGAAATCGAATGCGTTCGCGAAGACTTCCAGACGAACAAGTCAAAAAGATGTGGAATGGAGTCCAGAACAACATTGGAAAATTCCAATCTCTTTTTAAAAATGATTTATTAATTATTGACAATAGCGAAGGAATAGATTTAAACAAATCATCCGTAAGAGGATATCGTTTTGTTTCTAAGTGGGTCAAGAAAGACCACCAAAATAAGATTGCAAAGCAGTGGATCGAAAAAGAAAAGAAACAGCGCGGAGTCAAGACCGTCAAACCACATAAGAATTAATATAATGAAAACATATAATCAAATATTATATGAGGTTGCTCCAGAAGAACGACCTGTCATCATGCTAGACTTGGACTCTGTTCTGGTAGACTTACAAGCAGGAGTGTCCAAATTGACTGGTGGGCTGGATATGCAAGCATGGAAGGCTCGCGGAAAGTCAATGGCAAATAAAAAGGGTCAGATTCCACAAGAAGTGTCCAACAACGAACTGCACAGAATGGTTGCCGCAGAAGGTGCCAAGTTTTGGGCAGAGCTTCCTTGGATGAAAGACGGAAAGAAGTTATGGAACTTTGTCAAGAAGTATGATGTGCATATACTGTCTGCATATAAGAAACCAAAAAGCGACCCTAAAGGATTCAGTAGAAAAGGAAAAGAGATTTGGGTCGCAAAGAATCTAAAAGTAGCACCTGCAAAGGTGCATCTAGTCTTTCGTGAACAAAAACAAGACTATGCTGTAATAAATGAAAAACCCACTCTATTGATTGACGATTATGACAAGAATATTAGAGAATTTACTGCAAAGGGTGGTCATGGAATACATCATACTGCCAGTAGTATCACGATTGCCAAACTAAAGAAGATGGGATTTAAATAACAACATCCTCTACACTTCGCCAATATTCTCCAGGCTCAGTTCCACTCACTGAAATAAGAATGTAACCTCGTCTAGTTAATTCTGTAATTTCCACTGCCTTGAACATTCTGTTATCAAGTGCCATTTTTCCTAATATGCAAATAAGATGCCCTTCTCCAGTTTCGGCTCTACAATAAAGAAGCCGAGGCTTGTGACCTTTCTCTTTGAGAAGAGTTCTACATGCAATGGCAAAATCATCACAGTCTCCTGTGACCCGATCAAAATCCTTGGGAATTCTCCAATCATCTATTGACTCTGGATATTGTACCTCGTCTGTGACATACTTAAACCCAGCATGTACTCTATTGAATACTTCTATTGTGTCGTCTATGTAATTTGTATTAGCAGTCGGCATTTGGATCATTTATTTGCCAAACAAGACACCCAATCGGAGCAACCACTTCTTCTCCTTCTATGATTGGATCATCTGCTTCTGGATTTGTTGGGTTTTCTGTTGTGGGTGTTGTACATGCCCCAAAAGAGAGAAACATTATTATTGTTAAAATTGTTATCTTCACGATAATATGCTTCCTATAATAATTCCACCAACACCGAAGAAACAAACATCCAAGATTCTGTCAAATAGATGAAGACTTTCTGCTTTTCTCCACTGTTCCCATTCACGAATTATTCCACATGCCAATGCTGATGTTGTTGTTCCTAAAATTATGTTTGGAATCAAGAGAACAGGCAATAGAACTAATATCGCATAGACAGCGTGCCCTGTTTGGTCAATCAATTGTTTTTTGATATCCCATTGTCTTGATGTGAAAAATGTATTGTTACTTGGCATGTGTATTTTCTCCTATCATTGTTGTCAACGATTTCACTAATTCATCAGGAATCTCTACAGTCACATCTTCTAATGAATCCTTTCCGTGTTCAAAATGAATCAGATTCATTTGCTCATATGCCTTGCGAACCCGAGGCGTCAATAATCCAATACGCTTTAGATTAGGAACAACTTTTGAAAATACCATGCTTGTAATCCCACGAAGATAAGGAGAGTTCCTTTGCCATTCAAGCCAATCTGGTGTATTGATTCCGAGTCGTTCAAGAACTTGGTCGCTGTTGAGTCTTTCTTTCAAAACATGAGATGCCTCAAGAACAAAATCTTCTCGCTCACGCATTTCATTTTCTGATAACCCATCTTTGTACATATCTTCTAATGTCAGTACACCAAAGGCAACATGACGAGACTCATCCTGCATGACTCTTTCTGTGATTTCAAGAATGAGAGGTTCATCTGGATTGGACAACTTCACGAATGCAAATGCGCCAAGGGCAATCCCTTCTACCATGATTTGCATTCCCAGAAATGACATATCCCAATCCTTTGCTTCAATGACATCATCAAGCAGATTGCCAAGTGAAGGAAGAATGGGATAGCTTGTGCCCAATTTTTCTGTGAGATAACGATGATAAACTTCTACATGGCGAGCTTCGTCCAATACCTGACTTGCGGCATAGAACTTTGCTTCTTCATCCGGGCAGGCCTGAACTAGTTTTGCTGTTGCAACGAGTGCCCCTTGTTCTCCATGAAGAAACTGACTCAACATGAATGCATTTTGTTCAATTCCCAATGTCATTAAAAATTCATCATCTACCGGCTTTGGAGGAATCAGCGTGGCACGCATCATGTCTCCTGCGCCATTTTTCATTCGGGTCTTTTGAATCTTTTCTATGTCTACATCAGTTTCCCAGGGAAGCTCAGTTGCATTCCAGTTGAGTGCTTTTCCTTTTTCGTAGAGGTTTAAAAGATTCTTTCTCTTGAGATCGTATTCCCAATCGAAGACAGTTTCTATTGTTGATTTGATTGAAGAAGTGGCTCCTACTTCGGGGAGCGGTATAGGATTTTTTTGATGAAATTTCATTGTGCTTTTTTTTCTTTCTTCTTTTTCTACACCCCAAAAGATTCGCCACAACCACAAGAATTCTTGGCATTAGGATTATTGATTTTGAATCCTGTTTCCATTAATTCGTCCACAAAATCCAATTGTGAACCTACCATGTAGAGCGCGCTTTTTTCATCAATGACAAGCCTTACTCCGTATTCTTCTTTTATATAATCACTATCTTTATTTATATTTTTATCAAAAGACATATTATATCGAAGACCTGAACACCCACCCCCAATAATCTTGATTCGTAGTGCCGAGTCATTTGAATAGACAGACGAATTCCCTAATTGGTATTTGATCATCTCTGCTGCTTTTTGTGTCATGTCAATCATGTTATTGCCTCGACTATCCATACAATAATTGCCGCAAGGATTCCAATAACAGAAAATGCAGTATATACTTTGATTTTTAATTTGATAATGTCTTCTTGAAAGGAATCAATTCCCTTGAGTCTTTCTTCAAGGTTGGTCAGGCCGTCGCGAAATGCATTGATGTCGTCTTTGTCAATATGGGAAATCCCTGATTCATTTACAATCATTTTAAGATTTCTGTATACATGACGAATTTCTTTTACTTCCTGTTCCAATGCACCAAACTCTCTGTCTGTGATACTCCAGGGCCATTTATCAGAATTGTTGTCGTTGTTATTGTTGTCGTCGTTTTCCATATATGTGTGTATGTGTGTGTGTGTTGTTATTGTACTACCTATTATTTATGTGCATCCTCCTTCACACACCCACATGCTGCTCCTGAAGTAATGACTTCTTCACAGGAACAATAATGAGGAACACATGCCTCGATATTTTGCCATATGAGACATTCATTGTTGTTGGCACTACCACCAATACCACAACCAAAAAAAGATAATAATAATAGGATGATATAATAATTATATCTTGACATATTCTTTCTTGTCTTCGTCATATCTTCCAAAGACTGACATCTTCTTGATGCCTGCCGGGTTCCAGATACATCCAGAGCGTACATCCCATCCGTACCAGATTTGTCGTGGGTTCTCTCTTGTGGCATGGGTTCCGGCTGACCTCCCTCCGGGCCGCGCTGATGGCCATCTCCAATGAATGATTCCGTCATAATCCTCGGCAACCTTTCTCCAGTCGGCCATCCACATTCCATACTTTTTGTCCATGTACTGATACTTCTCTGTGAATACATCCAAATCTGAATCTTTTCGGATGTTCAACATCCGTGAAAAATTGACTTCAATCTTCATGATGGATGGTTGTGCCCAATCCGGCATCTCGGACTCCAGCCAATTAATCCATGAGTCTCCAATACCAAACCAGATTCCTTCAGGCTTTAGCATGAATCCATCTTTCTTTCCGGGTTGCCTGTGTTTCTTGAGAGGAGTCTGCACTTCAGGAAAACTGCTCAACGTAATCAAATCCCGAGACTTGATGTGTTTCTTTGTGAACTTCAAGAGAGGTTTCATGAGTCTCTTTTGTTCACTCAGATTGTTGTGGTATTGTGTAAAGGATTTCATTGTTTTTGATCTTGTTGTGCATGACGATGACTTATTTTTGCGATTTCGACTGCCACCTGTGATGCATTGTCAAAGATTTCATATTCAAGGTTTTTATTTATGAGTTTGGCAAGCAAAATCGCAAAATGTTCTGTGCGTTCATCGTCGTCCATATCTCTTCCACCAAATCGCGATTTGATGGTTGCTCTATCAATCAGAATTTTCTGAATTTGAAATCTATTTACGACATACTCATCCCAAGAATTTGTGTTTGTATACTTGGATTGGCTGGCAGCATGTTTCCATAGAGTTTCTGCAAGTGGTTTTTCGTATTTTTTCATAAGTTTTTCCATTGCATCAATGTAGTCTTTCACCATACCATGCAACAGTTTTCTTGTCAGAAGTTGAATCTGCTTGTGGCCCTTTGCCATGTTCTTGTCTCGCCTGCTGAATTTATGATGGGGTGCAATGGGCGACTTTTCGTTTCTTGGATCCATCTCGGTCCAGACTTTGAACGTAGAATTAATGGGAACCTTGTGACCCAAATACTTCTCGGCCAATCCATTGATTAATTTTCTTCCATCTATGGCCATGTCATTTGCCAAGCTGTTATTGATGGAAGACAGATAAAACAATTCCAGCCATCTCCTTCCTGTTTTATCAGGGCGGGACATGATGTCATGTGGCGAAGAAATCAAAATATCTGCTTCCAGTTGAAATACCAATCCACCCTTTACGTTGATGCCACCCGAAATAATATCTTTGTGGGCATGAGTCAGTGCCGAGATTGATTTCTTCTTTCCTTGCAGTTTAATCATATCATCAAGATACTGTGGATTGGTCACATGAAAGACGGTCATACGTGGCGGCTTTTTCTTTTCAAAGATTCTTTTGTACATGGATGTACTCATTGGAAGATGAACATCCATTGTAAAGATATGCTGGGATGCACTCTTTGTCCATGCTGCGTCTTCTTCAAGACTGTGTTGATAGAAGCTGTTCATGGATAGATGATGATTTTCTGTTTCCGACATATGGATGATGTGCTCTCCCCAATAATAATAACAACATTAACAACAATATGTGTTTTTATTATTTATAATACAGAACGTCGTTGTTGATTTTCTTCTTCTGTTCCGTACTTCAGTACCACCGAGAATCTATGATGGCTTCTGAATGATGTGGCAGTATGTTCTTGGTTTCCATTGAATATGACAATTCTTCCAGGGATGGGTGCCACCGAAATAATCTTTGAATCATCTTTGAGGTCAATAAACTTTGTTTCTCCTCCGTGGTCATATATCCACTCAGGATTCGCATAGTACATCAGAGTGGTGCAACCATCAGGAAAGTCTGCATCTGTATGGTAGAAGGGCATCTCCCCTGGGGCAAAGATGTTCACATAGGCACGTTCCAATTCGCAAAACCATTCGTCTTTTTTGTTTTCCATATAGAAGTCATTGAGTGTCTTGAAAACAAAAGAAGAAGAAAGGTCATGTATATTTGAAACCATTCCGGTGGGTGCCGTCCAGGGATTGTCCTGTTCCCCATAGTAATAGGGAAGCCTTGCGACTTCATGGAAAATCTTTGAGATTCTCTGAGAATCTATGCGGTTGTCATATATGTGCATATCATTAGGAGGCTCCATATTATTATGAAATATATAGGCATCCGACTTTTGAGAAAAAAATTTCAGCTTAAATATTTTTTAATGATGCTAAACCCCATGTTAGTTTCTGGGCCCCGCCTACTGTACTAATGGCCCACCCCCTGGCCCGTGTCATGCTATGCAATGTTATGTTGTGTTATGTATGTGTGTTTTCTCAAAGTTTCTCAAAGAATCTCTGAGAATATAATTTAAATTTGTGTGTGTGTATGTATGTATGTGTATGTATGTGTGTTTGCCTCATACACATAAAATCTCAGAGATTCTTTGAGAAATACACAATGCACATATACACACACACATACTCAGTGAATCTTTGAATATAAAAAAAGGCCACAAAAAAACCCCTGATACATTGCTGTACCAGGGGTGTATTGATATTTAATTATATATGTTGAGATGTCTCAAAGACTCTCTGAGAATCTTCAGGGCAGCCTGCCTGTGGGGCGGCTGAATCTAGGTAATCAGGTGTCGCATATATGGAGCATCAAAACCCCATATAGGCCCCCCATATACGGGGCCTCTCAGAGAAATGTGTGTATATGTTGTGTTCTCATATGAGAATTCTGGAGGAGGAGCAACTCAGTGAGCAGGCGAGCATATGCGCGAATCATTCATTTCAGCATATATGTTAAACTTATTTGAATATAACCGGGTTTCTCAGAGACTCTTTGAGAACTTGTTAGGCGTGATGCGAAATCAGGCGCGTGGCGCGTACTCTCGCGGGCTTAGAACACGTAAGATTGAAGGTTATCTGTACATAACATGATGCACTGCGTCATATGACGCACCATATTAGCTTTTTTTGTGCTTTTTCAATATAACGCCACTTTTTTGGCCCAAGATATGCACCAACCATCTTTAGGGACATTGCCACTAACAAATAATTGACACTTTCCTGTACTGCCTTCTCCTGCCTTATAGAGTTGACAATTGCCGCAATTCTGATCTGGCACTATGGATTCACCCACAAATTGAAGTGCCGCAATCATCGGACCATTTGCAGATATATCTGTAATTAGCTTTTCTGTGTCACCCTGAGCCGATTTTACAACAAAACCCGGCATGACCAACAAAAACGACGACATCATGAATTCTCGTCTATTCATTCTCTGTACACCAGACATAACAAAATTCTCCTTCTTTTTATATAGGCAGAAACAAGAAACCCCCTGCTCCGGTTTAATGGAACAGGGGGTTTCTTTATTATATGCGTGTTGTGCTATATTTTGTGATAATGTTATTCATCATCATCATCGTCATCGTCATCGTCGTCATCCTCATCAGGGAGAAATCCATCGACAACAAGATTTCTGACCATTGCCTGATTAGCCGGGTCAGAAAACCACTCATGCTGATCTTTTACTGTCACCTTTGCAACCCAATCCTCTACATCTTTTTCTGTATTTTTCACAGAAGATCGGTGTTCAAGACCAGAATTGGCAATCTTGTTGATGTCACTCAATGCACAATTGTATGCAATTCCGGCACCATTGGCATTTGAACGATCCATGATGGTAGGCTGAAAAATGCTATCACGTTCCTTTGTGTTGTCATAGGTGCTGGCATCACGAAGTAGACGATTGCAAGCAAAATTCATATGAACCTCGTTATTCTGATCTGCATCCTTGAGAAACTTCATTGGCACAAGCCGGGTTTCAATCAACTTGCGAACATGAGGATTCATCTTATCAATATATGCAGCAGCAGTAGGATATGTCTCGGCACCGTCGGCCCAGAAAAATCCAAGGAGAGCAGCACCCAAAGGATTATCTCTCATTACCTTTTCTGTTTTATTCATCTCGGCTTGTCGAATAAAATGATCCAATACTCGTGTCGATATAACAAATTGGTCAAGTTGCTTTCGCCTCATTCTAATCTTGACTTTGGATTTGGTTTCAATGCCATCCGATTTGGCTTTCTTCACAGAAAGTACGCGATGTGGAAATAGCTTGATGGCAGCATATTCCATAAGCATGGATATATCGCCTCTCCGAAACTTTTGGGAAACCCAATTCCACGGGTTGCCCTTTTCGTCCTTCAAGGATTTGTAGATTCCCTTGTAAATATCCTTGGTTGTCTCGGAAGCATCAACAGAATTCATCCTATAATATACACCCTCCAATTCCTTGAGAGACTTGGCATGGTATTGAATGACAAGCAATTCTTTGACATCATTGAGATTTACGGGCGTACACGGATTTGCCCATACTTCAAATCTGGAATTCCCATCTATTTTCCAGCTACTCCCGGCAGGATATTTTGTGCCATCAATCCATTCATCATCTTCTGTCAAAATACCTTCTATGACAATCAGATGATCTGGATGTAGCTGTTGGAACACTGCCTTTATGTTTGGTGTTTTTGAACGACCTTTTGAATCGCGATTCGTCAGCCATTCATCTAGTTTAAAGAATCTACTTGGTTTTGTATCAATAAAAGCTTTAGGTGCTTTAATACCTTTTGTATCATACATTATGATATACTCCTTGTTTGCCCAGTATTCCACATTTTGCAACTTGCAAAGATTTGGCCTATACCGGGACAACAATAACAATAACAATAGTGTGTGTGTGTGCGTATATGTATCGTCCTCCTTTCATATACCTCTGTTCTTGGGATATTCCAAAGGCAACTGTGGGTTGTTCTCAAATAACAATTTTCTTAGACGCTTCGTTTCCTTCTTGCCCCTGCCCAACACAAATACATACTTGTGCTTGGGTGCCGCAATGCGTTTCTTGCATGATGCCTTCTTTGCAGTTGCAGCCTGTTTCAGTTTTGCGGCAACCTCATCTGGAACATTCTTCCAGTTGATTTTGCCACCCTTCCGCCACTCTGGCAGAAATTCAATTCCGAGGTCTTTTGCATGACGTACATACTCGGAACGTTCGGTAAATGCCTTGTCGCCTTTCCAGCCTTTGCCGGGAACGAAATACTGATACTTGGTTCCGCTGCTTTGGCCCAAATAGGCAAATGAACATGCCTGATATATAGTGCCCAGTTCTTTGGCATCAGGGTCAGAGTATGCCGTAAAAAAGCGAAACTCTGTATTCTTGACCATCCATTTGATGGCTTCCATGATGATATGACTCCCAAGATTCTTGGGTCCGAATGAGATACAGGCACCACGCGCAATCAGCTTTTCTTTGTGTCTGTTTTCTGGGCCAAGCAGATTGGAAAATGCATTCGGCGTTGCCATGATGATGACACCAGCCAGAACACGGGGTTTTCCGGGTACGTCGAGATACCATGCGAATCTGTGCGTGAGCCATGTCGGCATTTTTCCCAGCCACTCATGACGTTCAATGAATTTAATCAACTGTTGACATTTTGCCTTGTCATCCTTGGGGATATATTCAAATTCAAAATCTGATGTACGAAGTGCGGCTGCCTCTGCATGTGTCAAATTGGCATCCTTGAGATCCTGCTCATGGTGCAATTCTCTCAGATGCCCTTGCCAACACTTGTCGCCATCGTATTTCTCGAAACGCTCATGCGGAGGGATATATCCATCATGCTCTGCATTTTCGTTATCATTCATGAATTTCATTAGGGTATTATTATTGGTTGTCATTGTCGTCACAACATATCCTCACAAAAAACTTTTCTAATCCCACCTTATCATTTCTGCATATGGAGTGGTCAATATATTCTTTCATGAACTCATCATGGTCAATTATCTTTACATCTGGGCAATTCATGTTAAAACAAAACTCTCCTGATAGATACCAATCCTTTTCTCTCCATCCATTGCCGTGAAGTACAATGGTTGCAGACTTGCAATTACCTTTGTTTACTGCATGTTGCAAAACATATACTTCATATGGAATTTTTTCTTCGGAAGTACCCCCCACAGATTGAGTTTTCAAACTAATAACTTCTTTGGTGTTAACCAAAAAAATATCGGCTCGGTGTCGCTTTCCGCTGGGTTTTATTCCAAGGTCATATTGGGCTTCAAAATCATATGTTGAATGGTTCCTCAATGCAGATTCAATAAGTTTCTCATATTGACTGCCAGTGTCAACCGTCATTTTTACTTCCCCCGTGTAACTCTCAAAATTTCTTATCAGAAGGCATGTCCCACCACGGGTTGTCAAAAAATTCCTTATCAGAAAGACCTTTATCGTCCACAAATATGTCTGCGGCAAACTTGACTCCGGTTCTCAGTTTATGGAATTTTAACCCCCAACCTTCAAGTTGTTTGGTAGTTCTTTCATGCCAATCAATTCCAGAACCACTACCCCTGGCTGTTTCAATGTAAATTGTGTGCCCATTATCATAGTGACTATTGACTATTGCAATTCTATCCATAAAAGGAAGGGCACCCATGTAGTCCATTCGCCCATCTTTTACTTTTGTATCACACAGTGTATTATCCAAATCAAAACAATAAATCATTTTTACTTCCCCCGTAATTCAAAAAACCGACGCATCATGTAACCAACAAGAATGCTTTGGCAAGTCCAATATATCATTATACCAATATTTTGTGCAACAGAAACTTTAACCTCAAACATTTCATATACGAATAATTCAGCCGTTATGAGTGCGACCATGAATCCTACGATGCGAGTTGTAACTGTTTCTTTTAACGCTTGTGTTTTTGTTTGTTCTCTTCTCATTAATTAACTCTTTCGTGAAAACCCCTTCACCTTTTCAAACTTGATTGTGTCCTCAAACTTGTCCACCAAATCAATCTTGTGACTAATCACAAACACATTGGTATTATCCTTTTGCGTGTCTCTGATCTCTCCATTGAAATGCTCGGAGCGATTGAATAACAACTTTGCCATGACCTCATCGGCACCAATGGCATCCAATGAACCATCGAACACCTCATCCAGAATCAGCAGATTGGTACTCACGCTGTTCTTCAACTCGGCAATTTTTCGCCATGTGAACAACAGTGCAAGGTCAATGCGTGCTTTTTCACCTTCACTGAATGAATCGTATGTGAACTCGTCCAAATGTCTTGACTTGATGGTTTCGTTGAATGTTTCGTCCAATTCAAACTTGACATAGAAATCCAAGTCCCGTAGGTGTTGATTGATTTGTGCATTGATGATTGGCAGGTAATTCTCAATAATCTTTGACTTTATTCCTGAATCCTTGAGTAGATCATATGCCACATCATGTGATTTCTTCTTGCTCATAAGCTCAACCTTGTCGTCCATCAAATCAACAATTTGGCATTCGATATCTTCAAGCACCTTTGCACGGTCGCCTTCGTGGGTGTCTTCCTGACGACTGTTCAATGTATCAATTTCATCATTAAGGCTTTTGACTTGTTTGATGCCCATCAAAATATCAGTCTCATGAGTAGTCAACTTGTTGCGTTGTTCTTCATATTTGATTTCTAATGCACGCACATCTTCAAGTTCCTTGTCAATATTTGTGATTGTTTCGGTCAATGAACGAATTGCCGAATCTAACTCGGATGCCTTGTTTTCTTTTGTGCTTATCATGTGATTACGAAACTGTTCTTCAATCTCCTGTTCACATGTAGGGCAGGTATCATGACCCTCAAAGAATTGATGTTCCTTTGCAACCTTTGTTCTGTTCTTGTTCAGGTCACGAAAAATGTCATCGGCATTCTTCTTTTTCTTCTCTACAGGGCCCCTGACCTTATCAATCTCGGTGGACAATTTTTTGTGCAGAGCTTTTTCGTCTACCAACAATCTTGTCTCTTTGGCAACGGCATTCTGTATTGTTTGTAACTGCTCTGTCTTTTTGTCAATATCCTCCTGACGCTCCTTCATTGTTGCTGCCATATTCAAAATCTGCAATTCCTTTTTCTCTTCGTTCAATTGAATATTGGAGTTGTTGTCACGAATTGATTCCTTGAGCTTGGCCAATCGGTCCTTCAATACCACATTCATTTCAGAGAAAATTTCAATGTCCAACACATCCTCTACTACCTTACGTCTGTCGGCAGGTGTCATGTTCATGAATGAATCGTAACGCGCACCCAGAATAACAACAGAACAAAACGACTTGTAGTTCATCTTGAGTGTATTGTTTTCAAGGTTGTTCTGGAAATCCTTTGCAGATGCCATCTTGTCAAGTTCCATTCCATCGACGACCACATCAAAGACGTTAGGCTTTAGGCCCCGACGAATGAAATGTGACTTGTTGCCAATGGTAAACTCAAGCTCTACCATACAATCCTTCTGGTTGATGGTATTGACAAGAGACGGCTTGTTGATATTGCGATATGCCTTGCCGAACAATGCAAAGGTGAGCGCATCGAGTAGCGTACTCTTGCCTGACCCATTCTTGCCAATGATTAACGTGTTCTTATTGGAATTGAGATCATATTCAGTAAAGACGTTTCCTGATGACAGGAAATTCTTATAGCGAATCTTCTTAAATACAATCAATTTGATATCTCCTTTATTGCACCATTATGACGAAATGGCTTCGTCAAACAAATCGCGCATGAGGCTTTTGACCTCATCCTTGTTGTCATAATCTCTTTGCTCAATGTAATCATTGAGTAGTTCAATTGTACCCTTGCTTTCAATATGCTCTATTTCTATATCATCGGCATTTGACACATCAGTATTGTCAATAATTTGCATATGCCAAGGGTCGGCAGCTTCCATCTCTTCAATAAATTTGTTAAACAAATACTGGTCGTCTATTTGATTCACGATAATCTTGACTGCCATTCCTGTGTAATTGGAAACGTCCACATCATCGGCAATATTGCCATCATAGAAAATCTTGGCAAACATCTTGTGTGGGTTTTCTATAAACTCCAAATCCAGTGTTTCCGTATCCAAGGTGTGAAATCCACGTTCTTCGCCATGATCAATCCATGTCTGCTCAAACGGCGAACCAAGATACCAGATGTTATCCTTGTGTGACCTCTGGTGAAAATGACCACTCAACACCATGTCAAATTTGCTGAATATCTTTCTGTCCATGCCTTCTGTATTGTACAAACCCCGTGCCATTTCAAATCCATTAAGATTCAAATGCCCCATACACACATCTGCTTTTGACTCTCCAATTGCTTGAAGCGTGTGTTCAAGGTTTCCTGAGTTAATCCAAGGAACAAACAAGATAGGCTTATCTGTTCCAATATACATGTCGGTTGCCTGAGTGTATGCCTGAAAACCGCCAAGGTCTTCTGTTGAAAAGCCCTTGTTAAACAGGCAATTCATTGAGTTTACTTCATTGGTATTCTTGAAATAGGTGTCATGATTGCCAATGATTACCCTGAGATTGTACTCATTTGCCATTTTGTTAATCAGTGCTCTGAACCGATGCAACGTTTTATAATTTATCCACTTTCGCCTGTCTGTAATGTCTCCTAAGTGTATAATATGATTGATGTTATGCTCTTCCAAATAAGGGAAAAATACGTCATACCAGAATTTGTACTGATAATCGGCAAAAGTATCACTATCGTTCCTTACCCCCGCATGGGTATCTGTTACAAGTGCAATTTTCATACTTTTTCTTCTTCGCTCAAATTTGTTGCAAACCGTAGGACACTGTTTCCAGTCCTTTGAGGTTTCTTCTTCTTTGTGACTGTCTTTCTTTGTTTGCTCTTTATCTCTTTTTTCTTTTCCATTGAATCTTCAAAGGTTTCAATGAATTCACTCATGTTGTCATACAATTTGCTTGCTCCTATGCTGGTCATATTACGCAAATCTTCTTCATTTAATTCATTACCAAGCGAATTCATTATTTGTGAATGCTCCAAAGATTTGTATCGGACATAGAGTTGTTTCTTCTCTTTTTGAATCCTACGCAGGAATGCATAGTAGATGATTTGAGTGAAATAGGCAAACGGGTTTCTTGATTTCTCTGGGTCAAAGTTATGCACATACTGTATGCAATTCTCAATTCCATCTGCAATCATGTCTTCACGAAACGCATAATTGATGAAGTTGGATTTGAACGAAAGGTGTGTTGCAATCTTCACAAATATCTCTCCGATTTCATTCGGTATCTTTGGAGTCTCCTTTCCATTGGTTTTTGCTGCCTCTGTTTCTTCTTTGAACTCCAACATGAGTTTAAGAAACTCCTTGTTGTCTACATAATGTTCTGATTTATTTCTCATATCACACTAATTATCTCCTTTTAATTTTACATTATATGTTTTGACTTTGAACTTCTCTGATTTGTATGTGGCAAACCGTTCTTGGTAATGCTTCAACGAGAAATTCTTTGTCTTTCTTCCATTGGTCAAATCATCCACAATATCATACAATATCGCTTCTTCATCATTTACTCTCCGCAATGCACGACCAATACTTTGCAGTGTTCTTATTCTCGATTTTCCTGGGTGTGTAAATACTATGTTGCTCAATCTCTTGATGTTAATGCCCTGTGAATACATGCCAGACGACGCAACAATGATTGCATTGTCCTCTTGTTCTACGGCAGCCCGTACATCTTCACGCTTTGATAGCTCTGTGCCACCATACACAAAAAATACCTTTCTTCCGACAGCGGCATCATCCTTTATTGCCTTGAATAGTGGAATACCATGCTTTTCGACATAGTTGAATAACACAAGCGTATTTCCTTCAAGGCTCAATACCAGATTCTTGATAAACCCGTTTCGTGATTCATTGCCGACAAGGTAATCAATCTCATCTTGGTATTTGAGATCCGAAGGAATTTTCTTTTGATGCTTTAGCACAATGGCTTTTATCATGAATTCAGACAAAATCTTCTCGTCAATCAACTTTTTGGTGGTGGTGTCTTTTCGTGCCTTGCCCAATAGCCCTTCAATGACCAGTTTGTTAGTCAGTGACCCGTCGAGTGTGCCTGTTGTACCAAACCGATGTGGTGTGTTGACCATTTTGGTAAGAATGTTGGTAAGGGACTTGGCCTTCACGCCATGACACTCATCCACAATGACTGTTCCAAATTGGTCAAAATAGCCTTTGGGCATTCTGAATAATGACTGCCACGTTGATATTACAATTGGTTTGTCGGTTTGCTTGTCTCGCCCGGACATGATTTCATGTATTGCAGAAACATCCAATCCATAATCGCCAAAATCTTTCTTCATTTGTGCCACCAACGAAGTGGATGGAACAATAATCAAATTCTTGTTTTTGTGTTTTGTCATGTACAGTCTGATTAATAGGTAAATAATCAGACTCTTGCCAGAGCCAGTGGGTGACTCGATCAACATGCGTCGTTTGCGAACTGCTGTCACAAACGAGTCTACTTGATAATTGCGCGGAGTGTATTTGGATGGAAGGTTCAATGATTCAATAAATTCAATGGCTTCGTGTAATGAGAAGTTTTCATCGCCTTCCTCATCATGTACAAAAAGATATCCTCTTTCTTCACAGAATGCTTTAATATGAGACACCAATCCTGCATAGATGGTTCCGTCTTTATAGTTCAAAAGACGTATTTTTCCATCCCAGGCACCCATCTTGTATGATGGATGAAACTTGGCAGATGGCACGTCAAACGTAAAATAATCAGATAGTTCGCGAGTAATGTATGGTTCGGTACTAACCCACAGATATACATCATCCTTCTTATGGACAATCACCTTGTCTGGTGATGGCATTGTTAGTTGACTCCACCAAGAAACTTGCGCCATTCGATTGCATTTCGGATATCCCAATTTCTGCTATTGATTGTCTTCAAGATGGAAATCAACAACTCAACCTTTTCGTTCTGGTCAGAGATTTGAATCAGATGCTTTACGACATCCTTGTCCCCGTCAACATACTTTGGAATGTCGGTTTTCAATATCCTTACATCAAATGGTTCCCATCCACGCGCAGCCAAATCCTCCTCACACATCGCTCCTCGATAATATTCACTCTTGTCTTTTTCAAGAACTTTGTGTGTATAGAGCATTCGCTTTAGTTGTCGTCTCTCGTCACCGAGCATACGAACATACTTGGAATGCAGAGCAGGAGTCTTAATGCTTTCTTCATCCAACGTCAAAGTGTCAATTTTGCTGTCTTTGTTCCACATCTCATAGATGTCTTCAATATGAGTAACTTCAATAAGATTCATATTTAAATATACTCCTTATATTATATTAAATAACAACAACTGCTCGAACCAACAGATGTCCGCCCACGTCTGAAATTGTGTATAGTATACCATTTACAGATTTCTTGTCAAGGGGCAAATCATACTTTTTCATAAGAATATGTAAGATATCTGAAAGTTGCCGTTGCTTTCATTCCTTCAACATCGGTGGAAGCCGAATCAAAGGATAGCTCTGACAGGTTTGTAGGAAACAAGTCCTTAAATAATATATTATAATTAACATTCATATTGGAATTCAATATACTTAGGGTTGCATCTGAATATATTGTCTTATTGTATTTTTGGTTTTTATATTCAGGATACTCGGATGGAAACCCAAGACCAAATAACCAATCGTAAAGTTCTCTCCAGTTATTCAAATTTTCATCAACAAGGAAAGTTATATTCAACGGATCAAATACAAGATCATTGCCCGGAACTTGAGTTTGCATGAGTGGTGTGGGTTGATTGACCTCTGCCAATGAAATCCCTGGGAGATTTGCAGATGTCAAGAAGTAATTTGTCAGAGGTAGGAATTCTATGTTGAATTTGAATCCAACAGGAGATAAGAAATTAATGTTGTCTGGTTGTGATGAATATGTTTTTGCCATTTGTTCAATTCTCCTCCTGTATATATTTAGGAAAGGCCGAAAAAGAATCAGGGAGCATCCGTGATGGACACTCCCTGATTTCTTTTAGATGATACTAACGTTGGTGTTAGATAGTTGCACCGTTAAGGTACGTTATTCCAAAGCCTCTGTAGTATCGGTTGTTCTTGCCAATATCTCTTACAGCCGTGCCATAGTCAGTTGCGAATGGATTCACGCCAACACCGTATCGAGTCTTGAATCCGATCTTTGGCTGGAAGTTATCCTCACCAATTGCACGGACCATCTGGAGTGGAACGTATGGGCAGTAGAACATACCCGCATCGTATGGGCTGGTTCCCTTGTAACCAACAACGATGAAGTCATCTCCAGTGTAGGAATAGGGGTCAATGTAGACCTTCATTCCAGAACCGATTGTGCCTGCAAAGGTTGACCCGGTGTCATCTACTGTAAGAGCAGGGGTTGGGTCAAGAACGCCAGCAGTTGCGAGGGCAGATGCAACATCTGAAGAACAGATGATGAAGTTACCCTTGCCTCGACGGGTATTCTTTGCGATTGCATTGGCTTCAGTCTCTACCTTGTAGACGAGTGCCTTGAAACGCTCGACGAGCCAACGACCGTCAAGAACACCAAGGCTGGGGTGGCCAAAATCGCTGTTACCAGTAGGACGTGATGCGCGAGCATCAATACCAGTAACGCCTGTGCATGTCGTATAGATTGAGCGAACGATCTCACGATTGATTTCTGCATTGATCTCAGTCGTAAGGATGTTTGCAAGCTCGGTTTCTGCATCAAGACCATGAATTGCCTTCAAGTCCTGTGCAAGTTCTACTGAATACTCTGCCTTGAGAGCGCGAGTAACAGCAGTAACCGAAGTCTTGTCAATCTTGAATGACATGGATGGAATAACATCACCAGTTGTTCCCCAAAGCTCGGCAGTTGCTGTTGCAGCACCAGCTTTAATGTCTGCAAGACCTTCTTCTGTTTCGCCTTCACGGAACATAGCATTTGCGGAACCTTCTGCCCATGCAGGAAGATTTCCTGCCTTGCCAGCAGAGAAGCCAGTGTTTGCTTCATTGTAAAATGCGTTTGCACCCTCATTTCCTGATGTCTGTGCATCCGTAGAATAAGTTGGTCGCAACGCAAAGATCAGACCAGTTGGTCCGCTCATTGGCTGAACACCCATGATGTCAAAGGCGATTAGGTTTGGTGCAGTACGACGCACAAGACTGATAAGTACGGGATCAAAATTCTGTACGTTACCAGAAGTGATACCGCCGTCACCAGCAATTGTGGTTGGTACGGCTGATTCACCAAGGAGACTGGCAGATCCAGCACCCGTAACCGATGCCTGCTCCCTGAGAGCATTTTCCTGCTGCTCAAGCATGTGTGCAGTCACAACCTTTCGGTAATGATTCTTAATTTCGGGAAGATCCGAGTGATCAAGAACGGGCTGCCATTTTTGAACTAGTTCTTCATTCAACATGTGTTTTTCTCCTTGAAAATTTGTTTGTTGAATATATAAAATTCAACAGTATCCTAACTCTTATTTATAAAATATCAATTTTCTACTCAGTAACAGTTCTCCCAATTACATCAATATAACCTTGCATTTGTGTGTTGCGAGGCTTTTCGTTTACAACTCCCTCTTCAGAAACTTCAGACTCTTCATCAATGTCAACTGACTTTCCTTGAGTTGTTCGTGGAAAATAGTTTTCCTTGATTGTTCCAAGAGCTTGCTTGTATTGGTCAGAGTCTTCAAAGCCTACGCCTTCAGAAAGACTCTTTAGCTTCTCGGATTCAATGTCTGTTAGTTCGTCAGACAATTCACCAAGAATCTCATCCTTCTGGAAAGACTTGACCTGTGAGGAAAGTTCGATATTACTCTCTACTGCTTCATTGAGCTTGCCTTCAAGTTCTTCGACACGATCAGCAAGACTGTCAACAACATCGACCTTCTCTTCAGGAACGTCAATATAGTGGTCTTCAAAGAGTTGCTTGAGTCCACCAATGAATTCTTCGGTAATCTCTGCCTTGATTCCACGCTCAATTGCAAGTTCGTTGTCATTCATCCATTGCTCGACAACATACGAAAGATAGCTGTCTACCTTTTCAGTTACTTCGTTGATGATTTCATTTGTAGAATTATTTAGCTTGGCAGTAAACGACTCTTCCAATGTTTCGAGTTCAGAATTGATCTTTGATACAACAGCAGCTTCAAAAACAGTTTGGATTTGTGTCTTGAACTCTTCTGACAAGTCATCAGAGTGATTTCCAAAGATAGCATTTAGGTCTTCGGCAATGTCAATGTCTTCACTGGTAATGACTGTACGCTCATATGCAACAGGCTCAATAGACTCCTCTTCATTCTCATCCTCAGAAGATTCACCAAGAATGGTTGCCATTAACTTGGAATATGTACCAGCCAATTTATCTTGGTCGGTATTCTTGAGAGTTTCAAAGATTGAACGAATCATCTCTTGCTTGGTTTCGGGAAGTTCTTGCTCGACAACCTGATTTTCGGTTTCGTCGGCTTCATCTTCCTCATAAACTTCTATTTCAGAAGGATCATCGCCCTGGCCCTTAGTCTTGACATCAGCCTTGACCTTCTTCTTGGATAGTTTATTGCCCTTCAATTCCTTGGTTTTACCTACCTGCTTTTGTTCAGGAGCATCACCAGTACCACCACCACCGGGCTTACTTGGTGAAGCATCGGCAGGAGCAGGATTGCCAGCAGCGGGCTGTGCCTCGGATAGTTCCGACTCTAGCTCTGCTGCAATTTCATTTGCAATCTGGTCAATTTCTTCGTCTACCAAGGACTCTTCTATAATCTGTTGTTCGGTTGACATTATGTCCATCTCCTTAAAAAGAATGGAAAATTCCAAAGCTTATTCTAACATATTTATAAATCCTATAATTTTGACATAAAGGATTTGAACAATGCTAGTTTTGTTTCTTCCAAATTCTTCCTTTTTGCTTTTGTTATTTCATTTCTATATATTTCAATTTCACGTTCCTTAATTATTCCATTTTCCCAAACCCATTCTTTTCCTTCCATGACGCCTTCAACAAATGCCTCTGGTGCAGACGGGTCTGCAACAATATCGGCAGCAGTAGCAAGATAGAAATCATCTTGTACAACATTGGTTCCTTTGATATTCTTGAGCGACCCCATTCCGCGAGAGGAAACACCCAACTTTGCACCCTCATCAATAAGATTCTTTACAATCTTACCATAGGGAGTATCCATGATCTTTGCCTTGCCAACCCAATTGTTTCCATCTTCTCTCAGTTCCTTGATCATGTGTGACACACGCTCAAGATTAACAACAGGACCGTCAGGATGACCAAGTTCACCGAATGCCCTATTTTGATAGATATAATTGTTGATATACTTGTTGACCTGTTCGTCTAATATCTTTTTTGGATAGACGCGCCCGTTACGATTCTTTTGCTCGGCTTGCATGAAAACGCCTCTGATGTAATGATCCTTTTTACCTTCGGCATTTTCTTCAGTGATGAATTCAACATTGTTGTCATCTACTGTCTCAATGAATAGTTTCATTCTTCGTCTTCTCCATTTTCTTCTGGCTGAATATCATTTAACCAATTGTTTGAAATTTCCATCTTCTTGGTCTTTAGTGCATCAGCGACCTTTGCTCCAAGAGCAGCATTAATCTTATCTTGCATTTCATTTGGATTTTCTTCCATTGCATCTACAATAGCAGCTTTGATTGTGTCCTTCATGATATATTTCTCCCTAAAGATGTTGTGTCTATTATTTATGTTATTCTAAATCTTCGTCAAGTTGTTTTATTGCCACAGCAGCCCTTGATCTTGATTGAACCAGTTTGATTTTCTTTAGTGTAGAAACATTCTCTTCAACTTGAGAGTTTTTCTCTTGTTGTTGTTGTTGTTGAGGAGGTGGACCGACTCCATTATTCTGTTGGTCAATTGCCATCTGTTCATCTTCAAATGGATCAACCTCACCGCTCTCAATTTCATCTGCCATCTCTGAATCAATTAACTTCATCTCTTCTTCTGTTTGGTTCAATACATTCTTGCGTAACCAAACCTTTGAGTAATATTTCCCAACATAATCATCCATTGTCTGTGCAATTTCAAGACGCTCACGCATAATCTCTGTGTGCTTGAGTTCAGAGAAATGTGAATCCTGGCGAAAATTATATTCAACCAGTGTCTTGATGACATCCCAATCTTCTTTGGATAAAATGCCCTTTAACAATAATTGCTTTCCGAGCAAATCATCAAACAGTGTGGTAAACCGATATCGAAGACGATTGACAAACTTACCAAACTTGACTTCATCTCTGCTGATCTCTGTTGCTCTACCCAAACTGAATGAACCTTCTGGTTCCAACCTTGAAACAGGAACACCTAATGCCTTGTAGAGTTTCTTCTTGAAGTAGATGATATCTTCAATTTCACCCAAGTTAGTCCCACCGGGGAGGGTGGTTATTTCTGTTCCTCTACCGCCTTCTCTTCGCGGGAGCCAGAAATCCTCCAGCATTGACATGTGCTTCCGATCATCTCGGACCTCCCCGGATTCGGTATCATAAACCACTTTGTTCTTAAACTTGGACATGATACCGGAGAGATATTGCTCTGCTTTCACCTTTGGCAGATTGCCAACATCGACGTAAAAGATTCGTCGTTCTGGTGCGCGAGAAAGTCTGTAGATGACGGTTGCATCCTCAAGCATTTTCAATTGATTCATTGGTTTGATTGCCTTATGAAGATTGCCAAGGATCATTTTATTGCCTGCATCAAGAATACCAGAATGAATATGACATATTGCATCATCAGTAATCTTGATTGCCTGTTGTGTATTCGGACCACCCATACCACCAACACGGGTTGCTATTCCACCGGGATAGTATAGGTAATATTCTGTTACGTTTCGCGGAAGTGAAACCAATTTGTCTCCATTGACCTTCTGACCTTTGACTTCTCTTGCCTTTTTGATCTTTCTGGGGTCAATTGCACGAAGCTCTTGAATTCCATCTTTTGGGTTCTTGCTGTCAATCATGACATGATAATACAATCGGCCATCAACATACCATTTCTTGAATATATCATATGCATATTCATGAAATGCGAGAAGACGCAGAACCTCATCAAATTCATCTGCAATCTTGGTTTTGATGGAATCTGGAATATCAATGTTGCCAAGGGATATGGCAACCGGAGATTTCCCTTGTTCGGTGATGACCGATTCGTTGACAATATCATCAATGGCAAGTTCAACTTCAGGATTCATTGCCATTTCACGATAGCGAGTGATTAACTCAATCTCATTCTTGACCGTGCCTTCAAGGTCAAGATATGTTCCATAGGCACCACCAGTAACAGTCGGTCCCTGAACTTCAAGTGATGCATCTTGATTGTCGGGTAAAGAAAAAGGTTGAAGTCTCTCTTCGGGGACTTTCTCTTTGTCTCTTCCTATCGTGAATCCTAGAATTTTTGCCATAAGATAAAACCTTTCTGATGGAGTTGTAATATACTAACTATATATGCTCTCCCATCAGACAGGTTAATGTTTAATTTGTTTGAGATATGTTGTCTGCAATCTGCCAATAATCATATTGCCAAGTAACAGTAAACTCTTCAATTGCGTCATTGGTATCCCATCCCAACTCAATGGCAGCAACCGATGCAGGCCAGGCATTGACTATTGTAATTTCTTTTGCAACGTCACCCTCTTTTTTGTAATGAGTTACCTGTGCATCCACTTGATAATCAGTTCCATCAAGAGTCCTTAGATTTTCACCATGATTATTAATCCCATTCATCCAATTGGTGAGTGCTCCATGTACGGCAAAATCTTCATCATTAATGACAGTAGTTGTCCATTCGGCAAATGTTCTATTTCCTGCCAATTTAATATTTCGACCAAAGTATGGAACTTCAACCAAACCAATATCTGCACCGGGAATTTGAGCACCCTTGCACATAAAAGTCATTTTATTTCCTGCTTCGCCAGAAAAAATACCACCCGGAAAGGGAACAGTAACCTCAAACAAATTAGGACGAGCGCCCTGACCAGTGAGTTGCGCTCTAAAGTTATTAATTGAAAAAGGCATTAGTTAATCTCCTTGTTTGAGTATCCTAATATATTTATATGCCAACCCTAGAATTTTCCTACAACTTCTGAGAATTCAACACCAGTTGAAACTGCAATAAAATTCAATTGAATAAAATTGATTGATCGAACTGGTTTAATATAGATGTCTCCAACAAATTCGTTTCTGTCAATTACACTTCCTGGGTTGTTTGTTTCATCGCAGACCACCTTGAACTCATTGATTCCCCTTCGACCCTTGACATCCCGAAGGAATGGATCAACCATGTTTCGGAATTGTGCGCGAGTAAAGGCATCATTAAACTCAAAGAGTGAGAACTTGGCAGCAGTAGAAATTGCCTTCTCTAGTACAATGAATAGTCGTCGAACATTGATTCTATCAAAAGCACTTGGTCTTGTTAGTGATGTTTTGTCACCAAACAAAATCGTTCCTTGTCCTGGGAATGTGACCACAGGATTGATTTGCTTCTGATAAAGATCATCACGATGTGCCTTTGAAGGATTGTATGCCACTTTGACAAGGTTCTTAATCTGCCCTCGATTGTATCCGGCAGGACTCCACCATGCATCTCGTTGATTGTCTGTTCTTGCAGCAAGACCAGCAATGTCACCATTCAAAGGAACCCAACGATATACATCATTGTACTTGTCGTACTGATATTTCCAACCACTGTCCATGAATGCATATGAGGTATTTTTGTTGGTGCCATTCATTCGGAAATCCCTGACCGCAGCCAACTTGAGTGCAGCAGATGCCGCCCCAGAGTCCTCTTGTTGTGGTGAATAGAATGTTACTGCATCTTTTCTTGTGTCTGAAATATCAATGGCTTTCTTGATAACTGTGTTTCTTTGAGTTTCGTCCGATATTCCCGGTGCTCCACCGCCACCTGCCATGATGAGAGAAACATCTTCTTGATCAGAATCTGAAAAAACCTCATATCCTCTAACATAATCTGCTGATGCAATTGCGCCATCACTTCCGCTCTGAAGTCTTATTGAAAGTTTACCACCATCAATTTGGTCTGATGCAAGATCGCCATAATAAGTTTTTCCATCTGCAATAATTTCTGAGATTGTCATTCCATATGTTGCATTTGTCCTGGCAGTTTCATTTCCAATTCGGATATATTTGGAATTGTTGTTGATGTATGTCTTCCAGTGAATCAAATCTCCAGAAGAATTTCTTACATCTGCTCCCTTGGACAAGAATGGATAGAGTTCAAGAACTCCATTGGCAGTTCCAGAAAAAGTTCCTGTTGGAGAGTCAATGATGGCAACATGAATTTCGTCATTTGAAACGCCTCTTGTGGAGGCATAAACCGATGTATTCGGAGCCGAATCAAAATATGTGTTGGGCCACCAATCTTTCCAGCCCCCTGCGGCAGCGCCGCCCGGATCATCACACAATTCAACCGTCAAATCATTTCCAAGGGCCCCCGGATACTTGGCATAAAAGGTATTTGCAAAAGACAAAGTACCACTGTCAAAATGTTCTTGGTTCTTAATCAAAAGCCCTGTATCGGTTCCTGCTTTTGCTCCTTCTTGTGCATTGATTGCTCCAGTTGTTGATGTATCATCGACAACACGAACAACTCTAAGAGCATTTGAATATGCCAAGAAATTTGCGGCAGTAAGAAAGTCAACATATGTATTTGAATCTGGCTTAAAAAATTGATCAACGAGAGCAACTTCCGATCCTACAAGCGTTGAAACTTCGCATGGTCCCCATTGAAATCGTCCTGCAAATGCACCAACACTGGTTGATACGGCAGGAATTACTGTCGTCAAATCAATTTCGGATACATTTACTCCGGGTGAAACTTGAAAAGGCATGTCTTTTTCTCCTTTGAGGAATATGGCAAGATAATATAATATCAATATAAACCATAAACTTATTCCTCAATATTTATAAAAAAGGAGTTTTTCATTGGTTGTTTACATAGAACCATGCCTGCCCGGTGTCATCCACAAAACCCTCTTCTTCTCTGGCTGTGTCTATAAATCCAAAAGGAACAATCTCATTCTCCAATGTCTGCATCTTTTCTTCGAGCATTCGCCTTCTCAAATCAAGGTCTGTTATATCTTTGAAATGTGGTTGTGATGACAACCATGCAAATAATAATAGAGTCATCACCAAATCATCATGACAACCAACATCAGCTTCATATGACTGTGCCTTGGATATAAAAGAACTCAACTCAGAGATGGTTTCAAAGTCATTTGTAATCAGTTTCTGTTCTTCAATAAGATTCTTTAGCATATTACATCCAACTTGTTTTACTTTCTTTGACATGGTGATGCCTAATTGTGTGGCACCCTTTCCGAACCCTCCATCAAATACCTGCCCTGCACGACCCTTTGCCGTAATCAATACAATATTCTCATATTCAATTTCATTATGCATAATGTCTGCAACCTGTTGGCCAATGCCATTTGTTTCAATCAACACATAGGCATCATTATACTGTTGCCCACACGATGCAACAACGCTGGGGTACAAGAGCGTCGAAATCGAAGAACTACGATATTTGGCAACTTGTCTGTATGGAAACTCGGTTGCATCAAACACAGAAAATGCAGAATAATCAAGATTTTCTCCTCTTGACACATCAACACCTATTGCATAAATTCGATCTTCCTTTGGGTGTTCATAAATATCAATTCCGCCTACCTGTTCAATTGGCGATTTAAATACCAGATTTTTCAACACACTCGCATTGATGAGCGTGTTGACGCCACCAACAAATTCTCCTTCAAATTCCTGGGCCCATCGTTCCTTGCCAATATTCCGAATGGTTTCTTTTTTCCACTCATCGTCTCTGCCAGGAACATCTCTCCAATGAACATCAACCGGGACATAGTTATTTCGTTTTTCTCGTGCATCTTCCCACATCTTGTAGAAGTGGTTCAGCCCATTGGGAGTGGAAACCACCACAATCTTGGTGGATGTGCCAGACGAAATTGTGGGATAGACTGATGCCATGAACTCATCGGCAATGTTAGGCGGAACGAATGCAAACTCGTCCAACAAAATCATATTGTAGGTGCCACCACGAATTGCCGAAGATGAAGTCGATGATGCAATAATCTTTGAACCATTCTCTAATTCAATATTGCCCTTGTTCCAGATCAATACACCCTGTTGTAAATACTTGGGAAGATTTTCATATGCAAGTTGGAGTCGCCCCAGAATATCACGAGCCAGGGAACCTTTGTTTGCCAGCACTGCAATGTTGACATCTTCATTGAACAAGATGTACCAAAGGAAATAGGCAACAACAGTGGTGGACTTGCCGACCTGTCTCGGTGTACAGAAAATAGAAAACCGATTTTTATGGATCGTGTTGACCATTGTTTTCTGAAAATCCCAAAGTTTGAATGGAATTACACCAAGGTCAACATGCACAACCTTAATATGATTTTCAATAAAATACTCTGGATCAGCAGAACACTTCAGGTACTCCTCAAGCTCCTCTTCTGTAAAATTGTGAGGAGTCCCGGCAGGTTTTAATAGCGGATTGCCAAGATATGAAGTTTGTTCTTCAGCCATCGACTTTCTTTGTCTTTGCATCCTTTATCTTTTGACTGAGATGCCCTTGTCCCCGAAGGAATTTCTGAAGTTCGGCAGTCGAACCCATAAAAATTGCATTCTGTGTCACTTTCTTGGCAGACTCTTCATTTTTGATCTTCTTCATGTCTTTCTGAAGTTCAATAAGATCCTTGTTCGTCTCTGCAAGCTGACGCATGATTTGACCGACAACCTCATATGCTCTCGGATGGTCAGACTCTTCTGCCAGTTCTACAATTCCCTGAAGTACCGTGCTGCCGGTGTCAATGATGTTTTGTAGATTGTTGCGAACATATTCATAGTCTTGGTCTTGGTGTGTATGTCGTTCTGTTGTTTCCACCAACGAATCATCTTCTGGGGGCAAAAGTTCTAGTTGTTCAATTTTTTCTTTGTTATTCATAATTTATTATCCTGTATTTGCAGAAATTTTAATATAATCTATGTCTGTTTCAATGACCATTTCGCTATTATTATCTCCGGCATTAAAAAGGTCAATCCAAAGACCTGTAATAATTCTATCATTCCAATCATCCCTTCCAGAAAGGTCAAAGTTAATGGTTTGAAAGTTTTGTGAAAGTACATCAAAATCACTGGTGGTATAATCAGAGGGAGTGCCGGATTCGATATATCTATTTGTGGTTCCGCTTGACCATTCTTTTTCAAGACTATCTGTGGTCAACCATCTTAACTGCCCTTTCCAAGTAAACACACTATCTCCGGTACTATTGGTGTCCTTGATTCTGAATCTCATGGACACATTTTGATAATTCTTTCCATAGAATTGTGAAAATGTATCCTTTGGTGTTGAATTTGCATATATTCGTAACTGAGCATCTTCGCTATAAGCTGATGTGCCCAAAAGAGGTGCAGTTTTTGATATTGTATGTCTCAAAAAAGAATGGGGTCTGGAAAGAACAACATCTCCATTTGCAGTCAATCCAGCCTCAAATGATTCCCAACCATCATACGATGTATTTCCTGCCCAGGGCCCAAAAGATACAGTTTGTTGATGAGATCCTTGTTCAAAATCCCACAGTTTAAATGTATTCGGGTCTTCGTCTATCCCATATATTTCTTGTGAAATTCCATAATCACTGTTGGAAGCAATCAAATTGAATTGAACACTCAATGCTGCCGAATTTGTTGAACTTCCATTTGCAAACATTGCTGGCTGACTAACCATTTGTTCATAATTATTTGCAATTGCAGTATTTGATGATGTGTGAAAATTAACTATGGCTTTATTGATCAAACCATAATTGGCCACCGGACCAAACAAATGACCTTTCAATGTAAAATCCAAAGTCCAAATTATAATTCTTCTTTCATCAAAACCCCCCTCATAACTATCTTCCATGTTTACCGAGTTAAGAACAACCGGAAGGTCTAACGCAACACCCAATTCAGTAACACTTTTTAGGCTGAGTGTAAATTCAGGAGTAAAATATGGAAGGATTTGTTCAACAATATGTGTTCCATCTTCAATGTTGGTAATGAATACACTCAACTGAAAATTAAAATCATATGGAACAGGAGCATATGACGAAGATATTTCTGTATTTGAGGCATCTGTTCTTTTTCCATAGTATCTCTGCATTGTATTCAATTTTCTTTCAGAAGAATAATTCATTGAAATTATTTCAAATGACATTCTTGGCAGAGACATGGCAACAGGTCGATCCAGATTTAGATCTTGTGTAATTCGTTCAAGATATCTTTGTTGTGGAGCATAAGACAAAGGAATTGCAATTGTGTCTTCGGTTTCACCACTGGCTGCTCGTCTATTTATTTTGATATTGTTAAACAATGTACCAAAGGCAACCACAAAATCTCGTATCAGCCCATGTGAAAATGCTTCGGATAACATAATTTAGAAACTCCCAAATGGATTAGAATCACTGAAATCGAGAATTGCATCGGCTCTGTCTTCAATGGAAAGATTGTCTTCCTTGTCGGTTGTGACAGCAAGTGCATTTGAAGTAAATGCCTGACCTCGCGGACCAGTGGTCAGTGCTATTTGATCAATCTCATCAATGCCTGTGTTGATGGACTGTTGATTATATGCAAATAGTTCACAACGAAGATCATATACAGGCAGGGTTCCTGTTGGATAGAACATGCTCTCATGCTCAACAAATTGAATTTCAAATAACTTCTTGTTGAGTGGGAAGTAAATCAAATCTCCTTCGCGTGGGCGGGAATATCCAGATTCAAGTTGTTCAAATCTTCGGATGGCAACCGTGAATGTAATTTGATCTCGTATGTCCAGCCCAAACTTGGAAAGAAAATCGCCTTGTCCTTCAAATCCCTCCACATTCTTAATATACATTTCAATCATGCGGTTATAACTGAAACTGGCAAGAGTATCTTCGCCAAAAATTTGATCTGGGCTACTGGATGTAATTCTTGGAATCCAATGGACATCCATTCCATAAAATTTGATACTCTCGATTAACAAATCCTCAACAAGAGTTTGCTCTGGTGTGTTTGTAAAGTTATTGATGTGTGGATTTGTGGGCATGGCTTATTACCCCACCATAAAGTCTACAGGAAGCTCAAATGATGTTGACATCTGTTCCTTCAATTGTGCAATTTCTGCTTTGGCATCTTCAAGAATGGCACGACCATTTAGTGTGACACCACCCGGCAATTGAACTCCTTCAAATTTACTGAGATTCATTCCCCATTGTTCTTTGACCAATGCAGTTGCATAACTTTTTAGAAACATATTTGACCACAATTCTGTTGTGTCTCCAACTGCCTGATATGTTTCCAGTACAATATAATCTCCTGCCGAAACATCTTTGCTCCAATCCCAATCAATGTAGACTTTGTTTGTCACTCGGTTAAATCTTAGATTGCTCATGCCACTAATCAAATCTTGAATCATATTCAGATGAGATAGTCTCATCCAATAATTTTGCATCTCTCGTACACCACGGGTGCTATATGTCGCAATGTCATTGAATGCCATTTGATAACGAACAGAAAACATGTTGGTTGTCTGCCCTGATGTTCCGAGCATTCTGCTGATACCAATGATTGCATTGTCCTGAGCAGAAGAGAGTTCCAGATATTTGTTGGTAATATCGTCAGCATCAACCACATGTGTCTCAAGCAATTTTTCGGTTCCATCGAAATGGTACTCCTGCCAAAACCGCAGGGCATCATCAATTCGATCTTCCATTTGATGTTCGTCCACGTTCACTTCAATAACTGGATGGCCCAGACGCCTCTTGACATAATCAATAAATGTTGCTCTTGTTGTTGGCTCTGCCATTACTTTGATACTCCAGGGGTTGCAGTTATGATACCTTCTACAATTCTAGTTTTGGTCCCTCCCAAATCCATAACCATAACGTCATAAACATAATTGCCAGGAGAAAGAGTAGATGTATTGGCACGATTTAATACCAAATTAACAACTCCCGCAGTTGCATCCTGTATCCACACATTAAATGTTGCTGCCGTATTGGAATGATAATAACTCTTTTTGACATGACCATTGGCAGAATAACCTGTTAAATCTAAGGGTGTAATAACAGACCCATTTGCATATGCATAGACATTTGTAGAATAATCTGCCCCAATATCAATAGATATATTTTTAGATCTGCTTGCCATTGCAGGAATTCCTTATTATTGTAACACCTCTTTAGTATTTATACATTTTCAATATCATTATCTGTCTTGGCAGCATCTACTTTGGCAGCAGCCAATTCTTTATTAAGACGAACTATTTCTTTATAGGCATCTTCTAAATCACTTTTCCATGAATTGGCCAACGGAGTATGTTCTTTTATTTTTTTTATTCCATGATACCATGTATTTGCATTTCGTTTATTGACTTTAATGTATCCAGAATCCATGTCATGCCAAAGCTTGTCAAGCTGATCTTCAATTGGAGGATATGATCGTTTTCGAGCAATTGCTGGTTGAACTGCTTGTTCATATTTTCTTTCGGCTATTCTCCTTTTTTCAACATCCTTTCTCTTTCTCCGTGCAATTCTTTTTGCATTTTCTTGTTTTTCTTGTTGCTCTTGAATTGCAGCATCTTTCATTTCTTGTGTCAAAGCAACCTTGGTATTATCTCGTTTGAATTTCATTTTCTCTATCCTTCGATTACATTAATTTTTATTTGTGAATCATGATATCCATATGCCTTGAAATAAACTGTCATATGATTGTGTTGTGGAAGATAAGAATATTTATCACACGATAGTTCTAGCGTTTTGTCGTCTTCATCTTTAACAATATAAGAGTGTTCGTTGTTTATATTTACATGCATACCTTTAATTAATCCAGTAATAACTGCCTCATCAACTCCATCTGCAACAATGGTGTGTTTATTAATATTGATAAACGTCATATGTTGAATGGGAGATACACCAATAGGATTGCCTGCATCATCTTTCTTTACAAAAGTTCCTGCAATTCTGTGACCCTTTTCGCCAAGATAAAATTCAATTCCTTTTTTATTAAAGTTTTGAATTTGTGCAGGATGTACATCCTCTATTGTATATTGTATCCTTCCTGAATTCTCTTCGTATACATAAACTGTTTTAGTTCCATCAACAGACATATTAACTATTTCCTCCTTCAAGGTCATATATTATATATTTACCAATGTAAGTATCAAAAACATTTGGGCCTTCGCCACCAAGAGCTTCTGCGGAACCGGCACCACCAAACCCAAATCGTCTTCCTTCTGTTCCAATTCCTGCCTTTGGATTTCCGCCATTCCAATTGTGCTTTGCAAGAGATTGTCTTTGACTATTCCAATCAGATGGAATGAATTTAATGACTTTAAAATGTTGGTTTGCTTTATTTCCACCGCCAAGGTCAATTGTATCAACTTCTCTTAGGCTAACCTTTTCTGCCGAATATGGTGCGTGTTGCCCTGCATAATTATAATATGAAGAAACATCCATTGCATATCCACCATCTGTATAATAAAATTCTCCATATGGTGTATTTGAAGAAACCCATTGAGACATGTTATTTGAAAAAGAATTCCAAAATGAATCTAAACTTGTGGGTTGACCCTGGAATGTTCTGGTTTTCAGGAAGGCATCTCCGGGTTCATACTGTGAATTTGGAGGATATCCCTTGGCTTCTGTTGTCGGAAGTTGATTTGAGAACCGAGTTCCTTTATTTATTATTGGCCAGAACGGAGATGGTTGTTCTTCTGAATCCCAAAGATCTCCTCCACCTGTAGCCGCAGTTGGGTCTGCGTTGGCATAATCTCTTGGAAATTTCGTGTGTGACACATTATCCACACCAAAATATGTAATTGGGCTATAGTCACCATAGGTTGCTGCCACATATAATTTATGGTCATCTTTGAACTGCACCGACTCTGCTTCAAATCCCATATCAATTGCATCTTTTTTAAGTTGTTCTTTAAGAATGTCTCTGTAATCTTTATTTTGATATAATGCCCCTGGACGTTCCTTTGTATCTTTATCTCTTTGTGAGGTACTAAATGTTGGAACTTCATCCAATGCCAAATCATTATGTATGCCAAAATTAGTGCCATCAACATTATTTGCAGTCTGATATGCAATTGTAAAACTTCCGTTTGCATGACCGATTGGCCACCACTCAAACTCTGTGCTGCTTCCGTCCCAATAATTTGTGCGAAACGACCTTGGAAGCTTTTCCTTATAATCAAGACCATACCCGGCTTCCCATGCCTTGCCTACCATATTTTCCCAGGGGTCAGGAATGTGAGCCAATGGAATTGTAGAAATTGGGTCGCCTGCCGAAAGATCTCCCGTTTCATGTTTGGGATATTTGGGTATATTGATTGCCCCATTAGAAAAATCATGAAACCCAACAGACAATCCTACATTTTTTCTAATGTTGCCAAAGCGGTCAAATTCTAAATTATAAACGGTGTTGGCCCATTTTGCACGAATTCGTTCTGATACCTGAGCACTAGTTAATGTTCCAGTTCTTGGGCCCAAATCATATACTGAAAATTGTGGGTCGTCTAAAGGAAGACTATCTGAAAAATTATGCACATCATATCTGCCATCTCTTTGGTTGTCATTTGAAGGAGCTTGTATTTCTAAAAATCTATCATGTAAATAATTTCGTAAAATTTTATTTCCTTTACCAAATTCGGCAGCGCCTTCACCAATATCTCCTTGTCTATCACTAAACCAATCAAATTGCCCTGCTTTTGGGTTGGCTTCTCTTGTTTTGACAATTTCTGTTTCAAATGGAGTCGGAGAATGTGTAGGGGTCATGAACCCATCAATTTTAAGATGTGTGCTGTTTGCAAAATAACTTAACCCCTGTAGCCCAGCAAATGATTTGAATGTGCCCCCCCAAATAGAAGAAGGCGAATTTAAATCTGTGATGGACTGATTAAAGGAAAAGGTATTTACAACAAGAAGATTATTATTTGAAAATGAATTTTTATTTGGTATATCTCTATTTGCATAATAAGGAATATTCAAACCAAGTTTTGCATTTCTTTCTTCTATTTGCTGTTCTTCAGATTGGGTTCCCATGATCTCTTCCACGACGCTGCCCGGAAGGGGTAAACCCCCGCTGGGCGAGGGTGTGGTGAGTCCACCTCCAGATAGGTATCTATTTCCCGGCGATTCTTGTACGATGTAGCTGAAGGAATCAGACGCGGCGAATGGATGCGGAATACGATTAGTACCGATTCCAGTTTCATACTTATTATGTGGAACACTAGTTGTAATTATAGTAGGAGTTTCTCCCCACGCGGTGGCCGGCTCCGAAGGTTGGGCATATGGCTGTGATTCTTCAATATAAGATTGATGTGTACCCGGCCTCTTTCTATATTTTTGTTTATATAATTTAGGATGCACTGCTTCTTTGCCAGAAATAAAATCTCTACTCACATCGCCGCGTCCGCCGGAGAAGAAATGATCAAAAAGAGCCTTATCTGGACTGGGCGCTGTTACATCAAATTGATAATCATTATTCAAATCAGTTCCAAAGGGAGCAACTGCACGTTCCCTAAACGTCCATTTTCCACGAAACCATGCAGAATCCATATGCACACAATGTTGACTGTTTGCATACTGCCACTCATAATCTTCTTTCCCTGTTGTACAAGTCACATTTGCATACCAGGGATGAAAATGTCCAGAAGAATTTGCGACTGCGAAAAAAACAGAAATATAAGGAATCTTGATATGCTTGGGGAGTGGTGGATTAAATTCAATTGTGGTTGTTCCATAATCACAATATACATTTTGTACATATTGTTGATTGAACCCTTCCCCCACAAACGGCGTTTGTCCTTCTTCATATCCATAAATACCAACACTACTGCTCACAGGAGATTCTGCATAAAAATCAGTATCACTCTGTGTATCTAATTCAAATGGATATCGTTTGGTATAATCTGCATTTGCTCTCATCTGTTCGTCTGTGCAAATCTCAAGATTTCCTTTTTTCCCCATGTAGGTTTTTTTACATTGAATTTGAAATGTTCCTGTCTGAATAATACGCAAGGAGTCCAAGGGACTGGACGAATCAAACGTAAGATTCGCCAACACAATATCAGGGTCCAAAACATTTGCCCCAGGCTTTGATACCCAAAGGCCGGCTTCTCCTGTTTCTGGTCTATTTCCTATTAATGTGCGATGTGCCATACCCTTTATCCTTCAATTTCAATTTCAGAATCTAAAATTGTATGAATGTTGAGTGGTTCTTCTGGAACAAGCATAAAATTATTTAGATCTCTTTTTCTATATATTTTACATTTATCAGAAACATTTACTGTTTCCTGTTCTTCTGATTTGATTTTTGTCTTTTCTTGTTCTTTCAATATTCCATACATAACAGATACATTTTGTCCAGAAAATATATTTTCTCTGGCTTGTATTGAACCAAACATAGATTTTTCAGAAGTAGAAACAATTCCAAAATTTGTAAAGCTTTTTCTTGGAAGCATCAAAGGCGCAGATGCCGATGCATATGGTTCCCAAGATACGTTTGCAAGGTCATCAGAACTATTCATAAAAGAGTTTACAGTTCCACTCACAATAAACCCTATTGAATTTATTTGTTTGTTTTCAAAATCATCCTTATTAAATTCAACATGCCCTGCCCACAACTCATCGCCAATTTCATTAGAACCTGCGAGCATTAAAAAATGATTCTTTGTGACAATAAACTTATTTTGTCTCATAATAAATCCTTTTCGGTTTCATCTATTCTTACCAATCGCTTATGATAGGCAACATATTTTGTATATAATTTTAACCATTCTGTATTTGCTGTTCCGTCATCATTAAATTGAATGCCAACATTTTTTTTATCAAGCAAAATAATATCTCCATCTTGTATGGTAAGAATAGCAGACTTTCCTTTTTGGCTTATTCTATGTATGGTTGTTTTGATTGACGACATGTTACTATTTTGTTTTTTCCTTATAGACTGTCAAAATAATCTTCAAAACTTCTTTCGCCTATTGCAGTATAAACCAATTGACCAAATTCAGTTCCTGTTTTTCTTGACCAAATTGCCATTCCTTTATAATTTATTCCATTTTTACTTATATCAGGAGCATATGAAACATAATCCCAATCTCCTATTTCAGAATTATAATCCATACCTTCAATTGCATAGGATTTGTTTGTAGATTCATTTGTGACTGTATAACTACTCGTCAAATTTGATGTATTCCACCATACGAGTTTTCCAGGCTCTCCTCTTCTTGTCCAATCATGCCAACTTTTTTGTCCACCTTCTTCTACTCCACGAAATCCATTGGAAAGGGCATCTTCATTTGTATTCATCCCCGGATATCCCTTTCCGGGTTTTCCTAAATCTCCACCGCCCAACCCTTCAGTTCCATTTCCGCCAGAGCCACCTCCTCCACCAGTTTTCATTATTCCGCCAGTTTTATTTATGAGTTCAACTTTGGTTCCTGACACAGAAAAGCTCACATTAGAAACCAAATAAACACAGGCTCCTCCATTACCAGAATATGGATATCCATCACCTGATCCATCGCCCACACCAAAAATAGTAACATCATATCCGGCATTATAGTGTGGATGTTGTGAATACCCTGGTGTTGTAACCATCACTTCTGCCCCTCCTGCACCACCAGATTCTGTAGTTCCTGCTGTTCCAGGGTTGCCCCACCCGGCAGATTCAAATCTTCTGTCATTGGCACTTACTCCAGCTTGTACCCCCTCCCCCGGCACCACCAACGTATCCATATCTTCATACCAATAGGTGCCCGGAAGTCGAGAATATATGTCAATAAAGGGCCCTTCCGAAGGTATTGATGCAAATGAATCATAATATGGATATTCAGTTGGTGGTTGATTAATAATTGTGTGTGGCGTTGCTCCCAAATATCCAGTTCCGGGTTTTCCTGGGCCAACAGAATCCCATGATATTTGATCCATATAGGTAAATGCAGTATTTGAAATCGGATCACGACCAATTCCCCATTCTACATAATTGTTTGGACCCTGCCAATGAGTGCTTGAAGCTTCAAGAGTGACATCAACTTCTTCTGATGATTGAACGCCCGGCTCGCCATCCGCACTCGTTTGAACAGCCCAGGTAGGAGTAAGAATGTTTGCTGCACCAATCCAATCCACTTGAGGAAATTCTTCCTCCAAAGTCGGATGATATCCTGCTCCTCCTCCTCCTCCACCACCAGGATTTTTGTATTGCCATTTGTCAGGAACCACCATTTGACCATACTGGCCCCAACCACCGGCACCAACCATTGTTCCATTATTTTCAATTTTAATTTCCAATCCTCTGAGTGCAGTTTCTGTCCATTCTGTCGAATTCAAATTTATTTTTATGCACGGGTCAACCATTGCAAATTTTTCCTGTGAACCCCTCCCGTCAGTGTCCTTGGGACCATATGCTGTTGCTCCTTGAAATGCAGGAAGACCTGACACCATAGATAATTGTTCAAGAGTAATATGATTATTATGTCCATTACCACTCAATTCGACTCCTTCTGGAATATTAAGTGTAACCTGAAGTCGTTTGTCAATTTTTCCATCTGCGTTTCTATAAAGATGAAACGGGTCTTCTTCTGATTCTGAACCTCTTGTCTTAATAAAATCATCAGGAAAAACTACAGTATAATATCTTCCATCTCCAGTACCACCTTCTGATTCAGGAATACTTCTTCTTCCTGCATAATTATTTCCTGGGTTATTTGGATCATTTATATCTGTGATGTCTAATTCAATACGTGCAAAAATTACTTCGGATGCAACTTCTTTAAAAAAGGTAAAATATACTTGGGCTTCCTCTTTTGAAGATGGATGTTCAAATGCAATTTTTAAGTCATTATCTTGAACATAAGTGTTTGCATAGATAGTAGGAACTTCCGGCTTTAATAACCTAATTCTTTTTTCAGAAGTTGCTTCTTTAATTAAATTGGCTTTCGATTCAAGAAATGTTAAATTCATTACTGTATTTCCAAATCTTCTTGAAATTGGATTCCACCAAACTTGAACTGGAGAATTTAATAGTGGAGGAGCAATACCAGAAGATACTTCAATTTTTCCATCGGACCAATGACTATATCCCCAATTATTTTTAGGATTTATTGATTTCCAAGTGCGTGTTGTGGCAGATGCTTTTGGTCTATAATGATAATCAAGGAAACTCGACGGATTGCCAGAATCTATGGTGTAGCCAGGACGAGTTGAAACAATATTAAAGAAATAATCGCTAGGTTGTCTTTTATATTCCCATGCCTCTGGATTAGAATTAACAAAATTCCCAACATCATCCTGTAAAAATGAAAAAAGTAACATCATATGGTAAAATTCCGCTGCCGCTTGTCTTTCTGCATATACACTAAATTTTCCTGTTCTTTCATCAGTCCAAGCTCGCCAAGGTCTTGGAAAGTTTAAAATTTCTGGATGTTGCATTTCTGGCAAAAAACTGGCATCCATTGCCATAGATTCACCAGAATATGCAGTCTTGTCGGGGTATGTGGCATAATGAACAGGAATGCCACTAGCGTTATAAACAGTATTGTTTTGTATATAATTGTACCAAGCATTTTGCCATAAACTATCCCCATGAGTATAAATAAGAGCATTTTTATCGGTGCCAATTGCTTCCTGATCTGGGACTAGAACATACCTGTTTCCGTCAAAATAGTAACTCGGGGTTTCCGTGCTAATCCCTGAGTAGAACACTTCTGGAAGTTGTGATCCATTAAAGTTGTTTTCGGTGTTCGTTATTACTTCATCTATACTCGATTTAACATTAAGGCCAGCGCCCAATGGAATGTCGGCAAAAAAAGGAAACACATCAATAATTCTCCAATATTTTGCAATCATTTTTCTTATATAATCATCATCGTCAAGGTTTGGCAACATACTAAATAAAAAGAGAACTATAAATCTTGACTGCTCTGCTACTGTATTCCAGTTGATGGTGGCAGCCCTAGCGTTGAACCAGACGTCCCATAGTGATTCAAACTCATATACACCCTTCGAGTTGCCGAGGTCGGTCTGTGGAAGGTTGTGCCACCCCACCCCGTATGCATAGTCATAGTATCTTTGCAGATCTTCATCAGATATTTCATATTTCCACACATCTTTAAGCGGAATAGTTCGGTTCCAGCCCGTGACTTCATAATTTTCTAAACTATGCTCTGGAGTTCCTATTTCTCCTGCCAAATTATCTATAGTCCAACTATTTGGTTCTAATTCAATAGGCCCAACAGGAGGTTGCACTTCCGCTAGCTCCTCTATAAGCTGTTCTGGTAGGCTAATTTTATAAGGAATTGCAAAAGTTTCAATAAGTGATTTAATATCATCTCTTAAAGATTTTAATCCATCAAATAACCAACTTGTTTGTGCATTTATTTCTTTGGGCAATCCTTCTCCAGAAAGCCGCCAATTATCATCGGTTAGTAATGGTTCCCCTGGGTTTTCTTTACTGTATTTTTCACCGAACACACCATAACTATATGTTTGGCTTGGTACGGTGGCTGCTCCACGCCCGAGTATCTGTAGAAAAGTTGGCGTGGTGCTATCAAACATCAAATCACCATCAGGACAATTATTTACATTTGCTCCGGGTTTGGAAACATAAAGACCTTGTTTTCCAGAACGATGATAATATGAACTGGTTGTATTGGTTGTTCCTTTTCCTATTAATACACGATCCATATTACAGTCCTAATTCTCCGAAATGACCCTCTAAACTGGCAGGAATTCTCAATACCCAATACCTATATTTGGGTGGATTGATTTTTGTTTCATCATACATGTATTGAAAATGATAGGTCGTATTTGCGTGCCATTCAGATGTTCCGTTGTTGGCATGACCTTCCAAGACAGGAACCTTTAATGTGCGGTCCCAATAATTACATTGAATTTGATGCCCTCCAATTGCCCAATCATAATTTTTTGGAGTTGCCGATTTATTACCAATTCCATCGTTATAATTAGTTCCATCATCCTTGAGCAATACTCTCATATTTGGTGCGCCACCAATATAGGAAGTTTGATTTTCAATTGATGTTGAACCGTAGAATGTATTTGAATCAACATTTTCATCAGGAACAATCCCAAACGGATGTTGAATGCTCGACCACTTTAATTCTTTGATGGTTGGTGTAACACACATTCCTGGGCCCCAGGTATTATATGAAGTTCCTCCCCAATTGTCTACTCCACCAACACCACCAAAATATCTTCCATCTCCAGAAACAGGTTGAAATTCTGGTCTTTCATGAAGCCGGAATCCATCATAACATCCACCCTTTTGACCAGAAGTCAAACGATATTTGTCTTGTCTTGAATTTGTGCATTGAAATACACCATTGGTGTATAATCCACCATCATATATACTCGTATCCAAAGCAGGATTTCCATGCAATCCGTCTTGTTCTTCTTTTAACCAATGTCGATAACCTCGAACTGCTCCAAGAGCATTGTTGGCTATGGCAAGAGTATCACCTGAATTAATTGAAGTCAAGGATGCTTGAGGAATACCGTCAGAATTAACACGAACCAAAGGAACTGGTTGGTCAGCAGAGGGTGAGGGACTTCCTGTCACATAGTTGTCATGGTGCCGATTATAATCGCGATTTACTCTGTGTCTATCTTCAGGAAATCCATGATATTCTGCCCATATGTCAATTGCACTTTGCATGGTGTCGGGTTCCATAAACCCAAGTGGGTCTTTGCCATAACCTTTCTTTCCCCAGGTATGTTCATTGAACATGGTGTTGGCACCACTCGGCGACCAAATAATGGATCTTCTAATTTCTCCCGGTCCTCCATCAGATTCATACCATGCATCATTATGCCACCTATAACCAATATGATGTTCATTAAACTTTGAAAGGTCAACCGTTCCCCAATTTGTCAGCGCATTGTCTGCCTTGCACATCCCAGGAAGAACATCATGTTCCCAATAGTTTCCTGTGGAAGTATAGATGGAAGAAAACCCTGTAAAAAATGGTCTGGTATCTGACCATCTGTTCCAAGGGGTTCCAAGGTATGCACCATACATTTGAGTTTCTGGTGTGGCACCCTGAGATTTTGCAGGGCGATACTTCAATGTTTTTCCACCAAGCCCATAATAATTTTTTGTTGGAGTCAAATTATCAACAATATTATAATCCAAAAGCCAATTATTTGCTGGTCCGCGCCCATCGCGATTGGGTCCATAAATGTTTGTTTGACCCGCAGTCTCGCCAGAGGGAGGGTCTGGAAATACGTTTTCTTCAGTTTCGCCAAGAGTATAAAAACTGTGTGTATTAATGAATGTTGCATTATAATCTGTAAAAAATGCATTGGCAACTTCTACTGCACCAATAATTCCTTCCGTAACAACATCTCTTCCGTGTCTTGATATTGATGTTGACAACCCGGTCAAAGTAAATGATGAACCAGAAAGAACATCCCAACGACGAGTGGGAGATGAATATGTACCTCCGCGATAAAATATATTATGACCATAATCTGGATATAAATCTCTATCATAATTTGCCGCATGAAGGGCAGGTGCTTCATCATCATTGAGCGCAAGATTAAAATATGAATTTCCAACAGAAGGATGAGTACCCTGAAACGATGTTCCTGATTTCGTTTGCATATCCACAACATCGTCAGTTAATGAGCCGTCATTATAACGAATAAATGAATATCGTGGGAAAGTAATTCTCTCCCTTCCAAATAGACTCAGATATGATGAGGAGCCGCTACTTACAGACGATCTAGTCTCGCCGAGGTTATGACTATGACCAATAGTAAAATCAGTTCCTCCCCATTCAGCATCATCAAGCACATGATAATAATTATTTTTTAAAATACTCATTCCACCACCAAGTTGTCTTCCATCAAAATATGAATGTGCTGCCGGGGGTGGGCTGCTAAAAGAATCAAACCCATAATGATTTGTGACCAATCCATACCCAATGGGTCTTAATGTATCTGCTCTGTGTGGAGATTTTCCTGGCAAATTGTATTCATAGCTCTGTCTGAAATGATTAATATGACTTTTTGTTTTTTTGATTATAAATTCAAACCGATGAGCATTAAATGCGCCTGTGGTTGAATTTATTCCTTCAAATGCCATTCCTGCAAAATAAGGATCTTCTTGGATTGGAATTGCCTCTCCTACATCTAATTGGGCTACGTCAATTCCATGTTTTAACAAATAATCATTTAATTTATAATCAGGATAAATGTGTCTTGCTTTATGTCCTGCGCGCTCGCCGCCCGGGCCTCCCTCACTTGATGTCTGAGAGTCAAGACCGTAGTACCAGCCTGGCCAGGATTTTGTATCTATTGTATCCTGGGAGGGATCAAACGTTGGAGTTCCATCGGCTTCGGGCGCGTAAAAAGCACTCGGCTGAGGGCGGTCAAGTGCAATAATTACCGGGGCCGGATTTAATGTCGGATGATAATATTCTTCTAAATACCTAACTTCCTGGGGGTATGTGATTGGGTCAATGGAATGTAATAAGTGAAAAAGCCAATTTTTTGTATGTGGTGCTTCGGCAGTAGCATCTCCATAAAAAAGTGCATCTTCTCCATTAAACTCTACATCGTTTTTATATTGTGACAAAAATGGGTCGGATGCTGTGAGCCTAGTTGGTGCATGGGGATGAGGCCCTCTTTCATTGTGACACTTTGATGCAGTATAATAATCACCAGCAATTTCATTTGGAATACCAAAATTTCTTGATACCGCTTTTCCAAGATGATTTTTATTTGGAAGAAAATATACTCTGGGGTTAATATCAAAGCCTGCAAATGGACGACTTTGGGCGTCTCTCCAACCGGAGAAATTACTCCACGGATGGGCAGTGGTTTTTCCCGCAATTGTATCTTTATTTGCAAGAAGTGCGGTTTTTGTAAAAATAACATCAGGGCCCTGAAGTAGTGTTGAAAATTCTTGACCCTCTGTCCCCGAGAGTGGTGAAGTTGATATGCTCCCGTAGAATGCGCCGCTCGGGGAGCCGGGGAAGCCGCCATTCCACCAGTTGGGTTGAGTCATAGGGTCTGTTCCATATGAACCATAACTTCCCCCGGTCGCGCCGGCCGGCTGGTTCTGTGGATTCAAACGGGTAGTCGCTGCGGCCCCTAGAGGGTTAAAAGAATTATGGTTACTGCCATAGAGCGGCCCTCTTCCATGTCTCATAGAATAATTTTTATCATCCAAAAAAATTCCATTATATATGTTAGGAGCAGGATTTTCTGACGGACCTATCTCATAACCATAAAAAGGAAATAATCGCGTTGCACCCTTTCCCTGGTCTAATTGTTCTTGTGTCGGAAAGTATCCATAGTTTCCCCAACCACCTTCATATAGCTGTGGATAGTCTCGTCTTTTATAGTCTTGAACTTCTTCTGTTTGGTCATTTTTGTACCATGCATTATAATGTGCAGGACCGGAAAAATTTGAAATATCATAAGAAAATGTTGCACCCGGATAGGTATACCACCGAGAAACAACAAACGAATCCTTATGACCAAAATGTCCTGTCTGTGGTTCCGTCCATGCCCCCGGACCCATTAAATGAGATGGTGTGGCATCAGTATTCCAAGGGTGTACTCTTTTCTCAACGTTTTGTGAGTTCCAAAATGAATCATCTCCTGCTGTTCCTTTGGTAAGTTTATTTCCGTATTTTAAATTACCTCCAGGCGAAGTAAATGTATGACGATTTGGATTTCCATCATATGTTGTTGTAGCGGCCGGGGCGTCGTCGTGAGCAGTGTAATAAAACTTTTGAGGTACGTTCTCCAAATCTGACGTGTTGTTGATTCCGTGCAAGGGCCCTTCCCTCTGGGAAGTGATTCTCACAACAACCACGCTGCCGTCCGTGGGCAAGCTTTCAAGAGTCCCCGTGGTTGTCGTGCCTGGGAAGGAGGCAGTTGACCCAGAGCCATAGTATTCTCCATTTAAACCGAACGCCACGAGAAGCCACTGAACAATGGGTCTGGGGTCTTCGTCGGTGGCACCAGCCTCCCAAGTGAAGGTCTGGCTGGAACCCGAAAGCGTAGCACCGGGAGGCGGCGAGATAATCGCGGGCAAATGGTCGTCTGAATACCACGACCCATAAGAATCTGATTGCATATTTACATTCATAAATCCTAGATGTGAAGACCATTTATTTTTGTCTTTTGCTTCTCTATCTAAAACATTATATACTGGTTGCATATAATCATTCCAAGGAGTAGACCAACGATAATCTGCGTATTCTTTATAATGTGGGCGATTTTTATACCATTCCCAAGTATTTGGGTCAATATACAAATGAGAATCAAATGTTGAAAAACGTCTTGTGTGTGCATATAACGATTCTTGCCAATTTTCTATACCAAGAGTCTGTTCCCAAGTGGGATAATTGTCCATACTCCAATCTGGGTAATGAATATTTGGATATTCATGAAGGTGTCTGTCATGCCAAAATAAATTCGGAGGAGTTATATTAGAAATTAAATTTTCAACGCTCGAAAGATTAGTAGCACTAAAATTAATTGATGCGCCAAAGGCACCCATTCTTCCATAATCATGTGGACACCCATAATTGACATGTGTGCCTGGGCCAGCAAATCCACTATCTGTATGTGCATAATCTGCTGAAATAATTGTATGGATATCAGTATATGGCATTCGCGGCCGCCAAGTATTGTTAGGGCCCTCGCCAAAGTGTGTACTGCCCACATTTCCTTTTGATATGTCAGAAGCATCTGGGCCCGGAGCACTAGTTTCATCTATATGCTTTTTTAAATCGTCAGAAAGAGCTTCTTTTAATGGATTGCCATCAAATTCTTTTAATCGAACAGTGCCTTCTGGTCCCTCATTCCAATTATTTTGAAATGAATGAACAGCCCAGGTTGTCCAATCACTTTCTCTATATGGTTGAAATATTTGAAAATTCAATCGTTTTTTATCGTCTGAATCATCATCAAACCTTTGATAATATCTAAACATATCTACATATACATCTTCAAATTGTGCTGCACCACAATAGGGTCGATATCCATGACGATTTTTAAAACTAAGTGTTTTATAAAACGGACCCCGAAAACCAAGTTCTTTTTGATTTTCAAGAGTATATCCAGAAGGATATGTATCATAACGAGATACTGCCTGAATACCTAAATAACCATCCTGTGGCCAATCTGCCCATTGCCAGGGTCCGCGACTATTGTTGCCGTATTCTGCACCATAATTTAATCCAAATCCAGCAAAATGTGCCCAATCGCCCTGGTTTTTGATTGTTCCACCATATCCAAACATACCAGAAAGCTCATCATATGTTTTTGTTGGAGATTGTGGATGCCAAATATCACCTTTGTATTCATGACGATTGTTTGCAAATCCCAGCCACATGGAATCATCAAGGAATTTGGTATTATCGGCAGTCCATGAAGTCCCAATAGCATCCTTGAATGTTGTATATGAACCAATTCCAATAGTTTTGTCATACTGATAAAAATTATTGAACTGAGGAACATTCCAATCACCAAACTTGTTTGCCCAATCAAAAGTCGGCAAACAATTTCCGGCATCAGTTCCAGTAAAGTTTGCAAAGTATCCGAGCTTTCCATCCATGTAATCTCGGGCAGACCAGTCAAGTGCTTCAGAAAGACTTTGATATTTCTCTACTCCAATGGCACCATCTTCGGTAAATGCTGTTGCATTAATTGTGATAGGCATTGTCGAATTTCTTCCCTGCTTCTGGTCCCAGCCTTCGGTCGGTATATTATCTGTTGTAATAATATGACCTCGCCGAACACCGAGCACTCCGGGTTTCATTCTTCCTACTGCAAAGGCACCACCCGAAGAACTGTCATCACCAAACCAATGCACACTATTTGCATCTCCCTGCCACAGCCCTGGAGATTGAAGTGCAATTTGACTTTCATCTTCATTGGTGGCAATCGAAAGAAAATTAGGATCAAATTCTGGATTACCAAACAATGCAGTTGCTGGCCCGATACATTCCATATGATTATTTGTGGAAGGTCTTGGCATATCATAAAATTTAACACCAAATATATTATCTTTTCGTGAGGTAGACCCCGGAACTGTTTCGTCCACATTTTCTATTTCATTTGACGGTTTTATATAATGCAACCACTCTGGACCGGAATATAAACCATTATCAAATGTAGGAAAATATAGATACGCATCAACTTCACCAGAATCCGCCACCGATGGGTGCGACCGTTGACCCTGATTATTTGCTCTGTAAACAGATTGTGGGTTAAATCGCGCTCCAGATGATAATGTTCCTACTGGATCATCTGACGATGT